AAGTGTTAAGACAATGCCCAAAGCTTATCCTCAAGCACATCTTCATCCAACTATTCCCCTCCCTGAACCTACTCCTCAACCTATTCCCAAACCTACTCTTCCTAATTCCGCATACCTCTCCTATCACCGCACGTCCCCAACCACAGGTTAATACTATTCTTTCTCCTTCTCTTAACTCTTACTAAACCTACTCCTGATACAACTCTTTGCCAAGCTGTGTGTTAACACAGATGTTCAAAATGCTTACATTAAAGCTAGTCTTAATTCAAAAGACAAAGCTTACTTGACAATTATTAAAAGTTCACTTAAAGCTTATCATAAAGCTTATGGAAATGAACCTGAAATTCCTAGACTTTGTGTTCTAAATACTCTTCAAGCACTTCAAAAAGCATCTGTTATCTATGTTTATCGTATGTTGTTAAGCTTATTACTACGTTTAATAACGTTGTAGTGCTTAAATCAATTCAAATTCCTACTCCTAATACTACTATTACAGATATTTATTTTCTAAACTTTTAAAATCTAAAGATGCTCCTAGAGCTGATTTTAATAATAGTCTAGAAAATTCTGAATATGATGTTTTTGATAATAATAAAATTATTCTTACTAAGAATAGATGAAATTCAAAGAGATAATAAGAATAATAGAAAGAATGGTGGAGAAGACACTAGAAACAACATAAGTCAACATAAAAGACATATTGTCCAACATACGATTAATGCTAGAGAATGTTGTCGTTTAAGTGATTGAAGTTATATTGTAAGTGAAGACTTACTTGAGATTCGCGGAAACTTAAAGATTGTCTTGTGTGAAGACTTACTTGAAGTTCTGCTGGTCTTTCTCAACACCAAGTTCTTGTTTGTTTTACATGAGTAGAAAAATAAAACTAGTAGAGAATTTAATCTCTACTAGTTTCAATAGTTTAGATGCCCATTAAAGAAAGAGCAAGTTTGTCAACAAGAGCCGTAGCACGATCAGTAAGACTAAAGTCAACCAAATGATTGATAATCGTATCATGGTCAAATACTACTTCATTAGCCGATTCACTAAATGGATTAACATAGCTCTCACCTGCTTTAACAGGTTGTTGAACTAGATCAATCTTAGCATTACTAAAAAGAACTTGTGCAGCTTGTGGATTAGCAAGCAAATGATTAGCTACAAAGCTAATATCATCTTTTTGTTTCATGATAGCTGTAACACTATACAGACTAATGAACACCACTTTGGTTTCATCTAGCTTGTAAGTACCATCTTCTTGGGCAACATAGCCTTTAATTGACTTATCAAGAGTAAGTCCAAGACGAACATAGTTTTCAAATGTTGTTATATTAACATTCTTAACTACTGCTTTTGCAGTGTTACCACCATTTTTAATAACTCCTGCTACAAAATCTTTAATTTCCATAAGTGTAATATTAATTAGTTAAATAGCATCAAGACTTTCTTGATGCCAAAATTTTGTTTGTTTAATATGAGTATTTTGTATGTTAAAATGAGTAGGTGTAATATAAATAGTAGTACAATCAGTACTACTAAATATATCACTATTATCATCTATTCTTTCTCTATGTCTTTCAGCCATGCTTTCAGTATATGTATTACTCTTTTACAAGTATAACTATAATTAAGAATAGCATCAATAGATGCAATCCATAAACCAATTATTGCAAGAATAATATAAGCATTATCTGCAATAGCAGTTAGAAGTATTATGGCAACACCGATGGCTATCATTGGTAGACATGCTATTAAGTTAATTATCTTCATCATGATTGTTATGTTTAATATCCAAAGTTTTGTTTGTTTAAAATGAGGAAGTTTTGTTTGTTTAAAATGAGGTGGGGGAGTTTGAACTTCACTTATTCGGGGAGGGGTTACTGGTTAGATACCTCACTCTTATAAATATATAGTTTCATTTCAATGGCTACTTTCAATTTTAATTTCAACTTCACTTCTATCTACATCTGTTTCTTTAATATAATTTTCATCTTATTGTTTATTATTACTCTTACTTTTTATACCTTTAGTTGCTTTATTGTCTTATTCTATTTTACCTCGTTTTCTCACATCTAAACTTTTAGTTTATGGTTCATCTTCATTATCATTTTCAATATCGTTACTACTTTCAACTTTAACTTTACTATTTATTTCATCTTATTTTTTATTATCACTTTCTCTCTTACCTACTCTAACTTCAACTTCATTTTAATCTTCTTCGATATCTCTACTTTCACTACTTTCATTATTTATAATACTATTTTGTTTATCCTTTAATTCACTATTAATTTAATCGTCTGATTGATTCTTTTTACTATTATCACTATTATTACTATTATTACTAATTGGGACAGTAGCCCCCCGTAGAGAAATGATTGCATGTGGACTATTAATTATATCACTATTATCAATAATTATAAGAACACAATCTTTAATATCAAATCTAATATCTCTTTCAATATCAAATTCAATATAATTTTTAATAATAATTTTAATATTTAATAAAAGAGGTTTCAGAATATTACGATGTAATATTCCTCAAAGAGTTTGTGTAATATTAAATTCAATATCAACTTAAAATATAAAACAAACAAAAAACCGACTACTTTCTCAAGCAATCGGTTTACAATCAGGAAATTCCGCAGTATAAATAAAAAACGAGTACGTCAATCAAACATAAAAGAATAAGTAGTTTCGGTATAAACACCAATAATAGGATGTGCCAAATTAATTATCAAAAACATTATCAAATATAATATCAAACATAACATCAAGTTCAACATGTGCTCCAGTACTAAGTTCGCTATAGGGCACAATAAGGTCATAGATTATTACCAAAGTCAAACCAAGAACCTTTTCAATTAATATATATAATATATATTTTAATACCTGTTGTGGTTCTAAAAAGCTGCAACAGCTTTTGATTTAAAATTAGTAATAAGATGAGTTTTACCTTTCCATTCAAGTCAAAGTTTTACACCATTACCGAAAGTATCACCATTATCAATTTGATAATTACGTCGGGTAGGTAATATAAACCCAAGAACAGTATCAGGCTAAATCGTAATATCAAGAAGCTTGCTACACTTAATAGTTCAGACATTCTCAATAAAAGTAAAAAGGTTTAAACCTCCACATGTGCTAGTTGCAATAACACTCGCTTTAATATCAAAATGACAAACATTATTAAAACGTCTTTAGGAGTAAACTCAAAGCGCCCAGTAAGTTAAAGACCTTAATTAACTTCAACATTTGAAGTATTAATAGTTCTATCATTTTATAACACTATTTGTAGCAAATATAGTAAATGGTTTAATACCATGCAAGCATTTAGGCAAATAAAATTGCTATCTTAAAATTTCTAAATCTTAACAGAAGATTTTCTATAAAAAGAAGTATATATAAAAGTATATTAGTATCTTTGATTACATCTATTAGTTTAATAGTAGATGGAATACAAAATAAATAAAATATAGTATAACTTTTAAAGTAATTCAAGTAGTATGAAAGAGTTTAATGTAACTATTAAAGAACGTAATGTAATTATTAGTCTTCCTACATCTATAGATGAGGTTAAAAAAGAGTATCTAGAAAATATTAGTAAACATATTGGAGTGGGAGATGAACATTCTCTTATTGCTCTTGTTTATAAAGTTAATCTAGCATATATATTAAATACTAAACGAAAGATTAAAGATAGTGTTAGTAGTATTATTCCTGTATTTGTTAGAACAGGTGCTACAGAAAATGATTTCGTTAATAGTCTTAATACTAAAGATGTATTAGTTGTTTCAGCTTCTGATATATCTATAGGTCATCATGTTGGAAATATTGCAAATACTCTAAGTCTTGGTAATGTTGTTAATGCTTTAAATACCAATAAAGAACTTATTAAAAATAGTCTTATAGATCAAGATAATTATTATCTTGTTGAATTTAAAATTATTCCTAATTGTGCTATTCATGGTATTATAGGTATTCCTGAAAAAGAAGATAATACTTATGTTAAAGTTGTTGATTAAAGCATATACAACATATTCCTTTTACGGGGGGGGCTAAAATGCCCTTCCGATTTATATTAATCAAACAATTACAGCAATGATTGATGAAATTAAATTTCCTAATAATGGATTTAATATTAAAGTAGTAGCTAAAGAAGATATTCTTAAAACTATAGATGCTAATATTATAGATAAAGATGTAGCTTTTGAAATTATTAAGAATCTAGAACTAGATGCTGCTAAATTTATTCGTCAAGGTAGATGGACAGGTATTCCTTTTATTGGTAATATTAGAGTTCCTTTAGCTAGACAATATTATAGACAACAAGAAGCTGATAATCTTTATAATGATGCTAAAGAGGTTCTTGATAGACAAGATTATATTATATTTAGGAAAAATGTAAATTATAATAATCAACTTAAAGCTAAAGCTGAAAGATGTTATAAATATATTACCAGTATGGCTATTGCTAGAAATAATAAAAAGTATAAACATCTTAAACGTTATTATAGTGAAGTTAATGCTAAACTTATAATGTATTTTTCTTATAATATAATTGCAGTAGAAAACGAATATGAAGAAGTAGATAATGATTAGTAATAAACTTATTATAGATAGTCTTATTGAGTTTGATGACACAGGAATGCCTCAAGCACCAGGTGTTAGACAACTTATAGATAGAGATATAAAAGAACTTTGGCGAAGAGATAGAACTGCTACTAAAAAAAGATATATAGCAGAATGTATAGTTATATATTATTTAGGTGATCCTAAATCTCCTGCAAGACAAGCTGGTTTAAGTGAACCAGAAGCTCTTAGAATGGCTATTGAACAAGCAGGTTTAAATAATGATTATATTCCTGACGCTTTAGTTCTTAATTTGATTAAGAAATATTATCAACAAAATATTACTGAAGCAGGTAGAGTTGTAGAAAATATATTGCAAGGTATTCATAATATTAATCTTAGTGTAAGTGCTATTAATAGCATTCTTAATGAAAAACTTAATGGTTCTATTACACTTGAAGATCTACCTAATATTCTAGCAATGGTTGATAATGTGAATAAGAAAGCAGGTGAACTACCTAGTATTCTAAAGAAACTAAATGAGGCTAAACAAAACCTTATGTATGAAAAAGAAACAGAACTTACACGAGGTGGTAATGTTTTGTTAAGTTCAATGGATAGTGAAGATTATTAAATTATGGACACGAAGATTGCTTTATTTGATATTAGACTTATTAGTCCTTATAGTAAACTTACTAAGCTTAGTGATTATTGGCTTAAAGATAGTTTCTTTAAACATCTAAAGCATAGTAAATTTACTAAAGTTATTATAGTTAATGTAGTAGGTGTAGCAGGAACTAAAGGTAGTAGATTTCAAAAGATTATTAGAGAAGATGTTGATTTTATTTGTAGTGAACTTAACTTAAAATATGAAATAATTGATAAGAAGATTAAAGGTCATGTTGGAACTGCTATTACAAATATGATTTTATCAGATCTTTATAATCAATATTGCAACGAAGATGGTATTAAAATTAAATGGTTTGCTAGAATAGAACATAAAAGTAAATGTAATTATAATTAAGAAGATATTAATATGGATGAGAGATATTCAACTAATTTTCTTTATTTCCAAGAAGAAGGTCATAAATATACAGATAGTTGTGGTAATCCTTATGTTAGTGTTACTACTCTAATTCATGATAATTATTGTCCTAAATTTGATAAGAAATATTGGTTGCACAAGAAAAGTAAAGAACTTGGTGTTAGTGAAAAAACACTAGCTAAACAATGGCAAGACATTACAGATGAAGCTTGTGCTAGAGGAAGTAAAACACATAATGGTATTGAAGATGCTATAAAAGATGTTAGTATGTTCAAAAATGCTATTCGTTATTTAACTGATTTACCAAGTGGTCGATGTGTAACATTAGCTGATATTCCTCAAATGATTCCAGTTCCTCTTGATGTTGATAAATTTAAAGAAGCTACAAATAATAAATATCCTGAAATTTATAGAGTGTTTGATTATTATACTGAAAAAGGATATGTTATTTATTCTGAAATAGGTAGTTTTCTTATTGATTATCTTATTAGTGGAACTATAGATATATTTTGTTATCGTCCTACTGACTTTGTAATTCTTGATTGGAAGACTAATCGTAATGGTCTTATATTTGAAAGTGGTTATTTTAAAAAAGATAAAACTACAATACCTGCACAATTAACTAATGAATGGATTAAAAAAGATGATAGAATGCTTCCTCCACTTAATCATCTTCCTGAATGTAATGGTAGTCATTATTCTTTGCAACTTTCAATGTATGCTAAAATGGCTGAATTAATTCTTGGTATTCCTTGTACAGGTTTAGGTCTTTGTCACATTGGAAGTCCTTTTGTACTTAATAATTATGGACAACCTTATCGTGATGAAAATAATCAATATCCAATAGATCCTAATGGTGAAGAAACAGTTAAGTGGTTTAAAATACATTATCTTAAAAAAGAAGTTGAAGCTATACTTGAAGATAGAGCTTCTTTTCTTAAAGCACAAAATATTAATAGTAATAAACAACTTACATTATTTTAAAATATACATATTATGACTTTGAAAGAAACATGTAGTACATTTGATTTTGCAAAACTATTTAAACAAAAAGGTTATGCTTATTTTACAATAGGTGATTATAATCTTAATATTATAGGTGTTCGAAAAGATAATAACAATAAAGCTACTAATAAATTTGATGATGTTCTTGTTGTTATTTACAAAATAGATAATAAATGGGTTCGTAAATGTTTTGATATAACTACTGAACCAGGTACTTATTATTTAGAACATCCGATTAACGCAGATGGTACTGGTATTCTAGTTCCTAATCAATATAGAAGTACTTGGAAAATTGGATTTCATCAAGGTAAGTATAAAGCTCTTTGCCAATACAAACCTGTAACAGTTTATCGTGATAATAATAGAGATTTAGTTTATAACTTAGACCCTAATCATACTGATTTCGGTTTATTTGGTGTTAATATACATAAAGCAGGTAAAACTAGTAAACAAATTGATAAATGGTCTGCTGCATGTCAAGTATTTGCTAACGAACAAGACTTTGATGAGTTTATGAAACTATGTAATAAGCAAATTGAAGTTGATGGCGGTAATAGTTTTACATATACACTCGTTAATGAAGAAGATTTAGTATGAATAGTAGATTAGATAAAGTTCTTTTAATAACAATTGTAATTAGTTTTACAATTGTTATTCTTGGTATTATTTATAATTATAATAAAACCGATAGTAAACCAAATAATAATTTTATAGAAGAACAAGCACAAGTACAAATAGATAATAGTATTAAAGCTAATGATAGTATTAAACTAGAAGTTAAACAACTTAATGATATTAAAAATGCAAAGATTATTGAAGTTAGTACTCTTGACAATGATAGTACTATTAAGTTATTCTATAAGTTGGTCCAAGAGTAAAGATGCACACATCCCTTTTACGGGGGGGCTACAGCAAATTCAAGCAAATGATGATAGTGTTAAAGTAGCATACGATGATTTACGTAAAGCTAATGCTAAACTTGTTGAACTTAAATATCAAAAAGAAATTAATAGTAAACTTAATGCTGTTATAGCCAATGATTCTGTTATTATAAATAATTATAAAGTAATAGTAGATAGTAAAGCTAAACAAATTAAGAAATATAAAAGAGAACGAAACGTTTTAGCTATTAGTGGAGCAAGTGCTGTAATATTATTAATACTTAGCTTATTTAAATAACTATGAATGTTGATAAAACAGTAGATGAAGTTATACGAGAATATCCTTTTTTAGTTTATCTAAAAGAGGATAAATCTCGTTATAAACATGCTAAAGATGTAGGGTATGTCGACCCTAATGATAGTTTTCTTATTGGAGATAGTGGTGGATTTCTACTTAATATAAATATTAATGATAAGTTTGTAGATGTTGATAAGATTTGCGAAATGGCTAATTTTTATCGTCAACATAAACAATATACTTATTTTAAAGAAGATAGTATTCCTCATAGACAATTTCGTAAAAGAGAAGAATATCGTAGACGAAAAGGTTATAAAGTTCCTTGTCTTATACGTAATGGAGAACTTATAGAAGTTACTATTAGCGGTTCTATGTATAATTATCTTAATTATACTCAAATTAATCAGCTTGATACTTCTTCAACTAAGACTACAAATAAGGCTGCTGTAGGTAAAAAGATATATGATTTTCCTAAGTTTATAGATGCTCAATATTGGACTTTTGAAATGATGCAATTTTGCATTAACAATGGTTTTCATGGTATTATAGCTAAAACTCGTCGTGGAGGTTTTTCTTATATGATGGCTGCAGATAGTGCTAATGATATTAATCTTAATAGTAAAACTGTAGCTATTCATGTTGCTGCTGATAAAAAGTATTTAACTAAGACAGGGGGTCTTACTGATTTTACTATTAATAATCTTCGTTTTTATGAAAGTAACACACCTTTTGTAAGAGGTATTTTTTCTACTGATAAAGAAAATTATAAACTAGGTTTTAAACTACCTAATGGAGTTGAATCTCCTAAATCTTGGGGAAGTACACTTTTTAGTGTATCTGCAATGAATAACCCAGATTGTGCTATTGGTAAAGATTCAATGAAGACTAAAGTAGAAGAACTTTCTACTATGGAAAACTTTGATGAATTTATGAATGTAACAGAACCTGCAATGCGTACTGGGTCTTATCTTACAGGTAATCTTTTTTGTTGGGGTACTGCTACATCTGGTAATATGCAAATTTTTGAACGTAACTTTTATGCTCCAAAGGCTTTTAATTTTATGCCTTTTGAAAATGTTTGGGATAAAGATTCTCGTGATGAAGTTTGTGGTTATTTTAAACCTTATTGTTGGGGTCTTCAAGGTGAGATTAATGGTTGTAAAGCATTAGATGAAAATGGTAATTCTGATATAGAACTTGGACTTAGAATTGCATATAAAGAACGTCAAGATAAAAAAGCTAATAGTAAAACTTTTAGTGAATATATTAATTATCTAGGACAATATGCTAATATGCCAAGTGAATCTTTTTCTTCTACTACAGAAAATATTTTTAGTAGTGAAGAACTTCTTGCTTGGGAAGAACGTCTAAGAACTGATAATGCTTTTGCTTTTCATGTTGATGGAAATCTTGTTGAAGTTAATGGTGTTGTTGAGTTTAGAACTAATGCTAGAATTGCTGCTGAAGGTGGTAAACATAATGTAGATTTTTATGATTGGATTCATGGTGTTCCACGTAAAGGTCATGAACATCCTCACGGTTGTATTAGAAAATGGTTTAATCCTGTTAATATAATATATTATGATAGAAGTGGTCAAGAACATAAAGGTACTCCTCCTGGAATGTATTCTATAACTTATGACCCTGTCGGTATTAATAAAGAGAATAAAGAAATTACTTTACGACATTCTCATAATAGTATTAAAGTATGGATGAATCCTTGTCAATATAATAATTTTAAAACAGCTCTTGTGTGTGCGTATTATGGTAGACCTGAAAAACTAGAAGAAGCTGATAGAATATGTTATCTTCTAGCTAAATATTATAATTGTATTGGAACTACTGCTGTAGAAATTAATAGAGGTGAAACTATTAGTAATTTTACTAAATGGAAAGCTACTAAATATTTAATGAAAGATGCAGTAGAAGTTTGGGACACTTCTATTAAAGGTGCTGCTGTTGCACATTATGGTATCAATATGAGTGATAGTGCTAAAAAACTAGAAGGTCTTCGTTTACTTAGAGAAATGCTCTATACTAAAATAGGTACTGATGAGAATAATAATGATATTAAAATGTTTCAAACTATTTATGATTATCAATCTATTTTAGAACTTAAAAAATGGAATAATCTTGGTAACTTTGACCGAGTGTCTGAAATGATACTTAGAGGTATTCAATGGAAGAATAATAATATAGAAGCTGCTAAAGAACTTGCTAATAGAAAAAAAGTTATTAGAAAAGATAATAATAATATACTTAAACGAAATTGGTTTTAACATAATAATGTTGATGTTATGATATATGGTAGACAAAATCTTCAATTTCCAACTCAACGTGTAGATTGGAAAACTAGAGAAAAAGCTGAATGGTATGCTAATTGTATAGACTTTATTATTCAAGCTGGAGTTAATTGTAATGATAGAGAAGAAGATGAACTTAAACTATCTATTCTACATGGTAATATACCTGATAAATTTTATAAGAAAATACTAAATCCTTATAATGCTACTAAAGAACAATATACAAGATTTCCTGCAACAATGCGTAATCTTGATATTATGAATGATATTGTAAGACGATATGTAAGTGAATATTTTAAAGGTATTCATGAATTTATTGTAACTGCAAATGATCCTTCTGTTGTTGGTGCTAGAGAAGTTAAGATTAAAGAAGAAATTGCTAAAAAAGCTGAAGAAGCTTTTCAAAAAGCTTTTACTGAAAAGTATAATCAAATGCTTCAAGAAAGTGAAGCACAAGGTGTTGAACCTAAACAATTAACTCCAGAAGAAATTGTAGGTGATATTGATGATTTTATAAAGAAAATTGGAGAAGATTATATTGATGATAAAACTGAACAAGGAAGTTTGGTTTATGAATATATTAAAAGTATGACTAAAGATGATCTTATATATCTTTCGGCATACTTTAATTTTGTTACATTAGGTGAGTGTTTTACTTATACTGATATACGAGGTGATAAGATTATTAAAGAATCTGTTCCTGTAATTGAAGCTTATCCTATTCCTAATTCAGAATATTTTGTTGAAGATCATGATATGTTTGCAAGAAAGATTATGATGAGTTATCAACAAATTATAGATAGTTTTGATGATTATCTTACAGATAAGGATAGAGCTTTTCTTGAAGATTATTATAATAATCGAGGTGAAACAACTTCTGCTAAACGACTTTCATACTCTGAATTTTTTAATGTTTATAGTGATGTTTGTGAAAAGTTTTCTAAAGAAGAAAGAGATTTGTTTAGACAAGAACCTATAACTGTATATGACATTAATAATTCATTATATGAAGTATGGCATGTTGTTTGGAGAGGTGAAAGTAAAAGAGGAATACTTCAACATATTAATGAAGCAGGTTTAATTGAAGAAACTATTGTAGATGAAACTTATAAGCTTAATAAAGAAGCAGGTGACTTAAAAATTGAATGGACTTATGAGCCTCAAGTTTATGAAGGTTATAGAATAGGTGGACGATATAATGCTATATATCCTATTAAATCTAGAGCTGTAGCTTATAATAGAAAAGGTAAACTTCCTTACAATGGAATAATGGAAGTTCTACCACTTATGGGTAAGTTTAGTATTATTAAACTTATTACTCCATATCAGATTATGCGTAATATTTTTGCATATCATAGAGAAATGATTATTGCTAAAAATAAAATGCTTATTCTTTTATTACCTGAAAGCTTAATTGCTTCTGATAATGAAGATAAACTTTATAAAATGGCTGCTGATGGTACACTTCTTATTGACGATAGTGAAGATACTAATAGTCAAAAGATGGCTCAAATTAGAATGCTTAATGCTAATATGGGTGATTATATTACTCAAATTACTAATCTAATTGAAACAACTAAACTTGAAGCTAGAGAAATAGTTGATATGAATGCTCAACGTTATGGTCAAATTTCTCAATCTGCTGGAGCATCTACAACACAACAAGCTGTAGCACAATCAGCAATGGGTAGTATTATTATTACTACAATGTTTGATAAAATGCGAGAAGCCGATTATAATAGAGATATGGATTATGCTAAACTAGCATATATTGATGGTCTTGATGTTTCTTTTAGAGATAGTTCTGGAGTTCAACGTTATTTATCTCTTGATATAGATAAATTTGTAAATGCTGATTATTCTGTTGCAGTTAAGACTGATATAAAAGAAATTGATAAACTTCAACAACTAAAACAATGGGCGTTTAGTGCTGCACAAAATGGAGATCTTGAAATGGCTATCGCAGCAATAACTGGAGATAATGTTACACAAATTAAAACTCTTGTTACCAAGTTTGCTGATATAAAACGTCAACATGAAGCTGATATGAAACAAACTGAACAAATGATTGAACAACAAAAAATTCAAGCTAAACTTCAAGAGATTCAAGCTAAAGGTGAACAAGATCGTCTTACTGAAGAACTTAAACAACAATATCAACTTCAAGCTAAATATATTGATGTAGATATTTCTTTACTTGGTACATCAGTACAAGATGATGCTGCTAAACAAAGACTTAGCGAAATAGCTGAAGGTAATCGTAATGCAGTAGAACAACAAAAGCTTATGTTTAATAATCAAAAGCTTCAAGCTGATATTTATAATAAAGCTGCTGATAGAGAAGTTAAACTTGCTGATATAGCTGCTAAAGTTAAGATTGCTAAGACTAATAAAAATAGATTTGATAAAAAATAGAGTGTTATGAAACTTATTAATCGTATTAAACAAATGATTGCATTTTGGAATAATGTTGATCATAAAGTGTGTATTTTAAATAATAGTGTTATAACTATTTTAGTTTATATTGCAAGCTTTCTTGCTACAGATAAAGATTATCTTATAGGTTTGTTTACTAGTATGATTATAGGTTTAGCTTATGCTACTTATAGTGAACGTAAAATTACTACTAAAGAAAAACCTATTAATGTTGATTTGATTGTCGCAGGTATTGTAGGAACTGGTCTTGCTATTATTGAAATTATGATTCTAAGCTTGATATTTATGTAGTATATTCCCAAACTACTCGAACCACTAGATTAAATGATGAGTTTAATTCTAGTGGTTTTCTTTTAACTGATAAAATTTATTTCCACATTTTAATTTCTCATATAAGCTAATATCTTTTATCGATTGATATGTTACTAAGGTTTTATGCTTTAAAGGCTGTGGTGAAAGATTTAGCCTACAAATCGACTATATTTTACATTTTAGACATAGCAGTTAAATTCAAAATCTTTAAATCATTATTAGCAGTAATAATAATATTAAGGCTGCAAACAAACCTACATCTTATATTATTAACACTCGTTCTGTTACACTTTATTTTGTACATCTAGGTATTCATTATATCTTTGTGGTACATAAAGTTATTCATATAATTATATTAATAATAAACTTAATATTATGGCGTTTGATATTGATTTTGGAGATGGAGTAGATAATTCAGTTGATACGACTGATACTTCAAGCAAAGGCAACCAAAGTGATAATGATTCTACTTCACTTGATGGTAAACCTGATGTTACAGATTTGAACAAGACTAATGATCAAGAACAATCTAAAGTAAATGATCAAAATGATAGTAAGCAAAATTCTGATTCTGATAAAGATAAAGATAATGATTCTACTGATACCAACTCTTCTACGGGGGGGCTTTCAGCTGGTACTGCTATCGAATTTGATGGTAAAAGTTATGTAGTTAACGATAATGGAGATATTGTTGATGAAAATAATAATATCTTTAAAGCTGCAAAAGATGTTAAAGCTTGGCTTGATTCAGTAGATGTAGATAATTCTGATAATTCTACTGCAGTTGTTGATGATAACTTTTTAAATTCTATTCAACAAATTGTAGGTGTAGATTTACAAGATGATAAAGGTAATGCTATTGAATTTACAAATGATTCTCAAGGTGTTAGTAGCTATATTAATTCTGTAATTGAACTTAAAGTTCGAGAAGCTCAAGATGCTACAATTAATAAGTTGTTTGCAGATAAACCTTATCTTAAAGAAGTAAATGATTATTATATTGCTAATGGTGGTTCTCTTGAAGGTTTTGGTCAATTACCAGATAGAAGCGGTATTGAATTAGATAAAGACAATACTCAGCAACTTGAATATATTATTAGAGCCGCTGCTGCTGAATTCGGTAATAAAAGTCTTAACGATAATTATATTAAATTCCTTAAAGATACAAATGGTCTTTATGATGTAGCAAAAGAACAACTTGAAGCTCTTGTAGAAAAAGACAAATACGTTAGAGAACAATATGCTCAACAAGCTAAAGAAGTTCAACGTAAAGAACAAGAAGCTATTGTAGCTTATTGGAATAATGTAAATAATGTTATTAATACAGGTTCTATAGGTAATTATAAAATTCCTGAAACTATAGTTAAAGATAACAATGGAACTAAACTTACTCTTAGTCGTAAAGACTTCTATGAGTATTTATCTAAACCTGTTAAAGATAATAATGGTAATAATATTACAGCATATCAAAGAGATTTAAATAATTTATCTGATGAAGATTATCTTAATAAAGAGTTAATTGATGCTTGGCTTATGTTTACTGGAGGTTCTTATAAAGACCTAGTATCTATGGCTATTAAAGAAGATCAAGTTCGTACACTACGAATGAAAGCTAAAAATACTAAGACTAGTAAAACTATTAAAATTACTCCTAAGTCTTCTGATAAAGTCGATATTAATGATATTATTTTATAATCTCTTATAACAATTACTCATTTTAATTTTAAAATTATGTATCAACTTAGAGAAGTATCTCGTGGCCGATTTGATGATAGAGGTTTTTCTAATGAAGCTACTATTGCAAATCTTATGAAAGAGAAACCAGCAGAAATTAATAACATTCTTACTTATACTTATGGTATGGATGATGATAGGTTTCCTCTTACTTTTTTAACTGAAGGTCAAGGTAAAGATGGTGTTAAAGACATCGAAACTGTTGAATGGAATTGGAAGACTATGGGACGTATGAAGTTTAATGATTATGTTCTATGGTTTGATACTAGTAATGCAACTCCTGGTAAAGGCGGTGCTATGTTTGATATTGAGTTTGCTACTCATTGTATTATTGAACAATATGGTCTTATCGCTCCTGATGGTGTAACTCAAGTTCGTGTTATGGCAGATCTTGGTGCTGGTACTCATGGAGGTTATAAATATCGTGTTAAGTTTATGAGTGCAAATCCTCAAGCATTTGTTTCTCTTGATAATCTTAAAGTTGGTAAGTATTGGTCTATGACTGCTCCTACTGTAAGTGAATCTTATAGTGATGGTAATCGTAGTAATGCTATGGGTCCAGGTAAGATGAAGAGTCAACTTGAGTTCCATCGTTATTCTAAAGAAATTGGTGGTAATCTTGCTAATACTGTAGTTAGTTATGAATTTAAGACTAAGACAGGTACTACTAATCTTTGGATTAATGAAGAAATGCGTCAATTTGATATTAACATGCGAGTTATGGATGAAGAGCGTCTATGGATTGCTCAATATAATCGTAATGAAAATGGTGAAATTGATCTTATCGACTTTAAAAATAATGAACCTATTCCTCATACTGCAGGTATGATTCAAATTTGTGATGAAGCAAATTATGAAACTTATGGAGAAGTTCTTACTCTAAATAAGATTGAACGTAGTATTGGCGATGTTCTTGATAAGAGTACTGATACTGGTTCTATGGAACTTGTTCTATTTGGTGGTAAAGGTTTCATGGATGACTTTGATAAGGCTATCAAAGAAGATGCTCGTGCTGAAGGTTTTGCTACACCTCTTGGTGATAAGATGATTGATGAAGTTGAAGGCGGTCTTGCTTATGGCAAGTATTTCCGTCGTTATAAGACTATTGATAATCATATTATTACTGTTAAGCATCTTGCTTTCTGCGATACGGGTACTATGGCAGAAAATGCTCGTTCTAATGGTATGCTTCATCCTCGTACAGGTCGTCCTATTACTTCTCATCAAGCGTTCCTTGTAGATATGTCAGTATATCAAGGTGTACGTAATGTTCGTAAGGTTCGTCAAAAGGGACAAATTTATCATTCAGGTGTACTTAAAGGTCTTGCTCCCATTCCTGCTGCTTGGGGTTCTGTACCTGAAAATAGTATCGGTACTCGTATTGATAAATCTATGTATGAAATTAAGAACTCTTACGGTCTACAAGTAAATAATTCAACTAAGATGATGCACTTGAAGTGTGTACTTTAATTAAAGATTAATTTAATATTAGAACAAATATGGCACTAAACCCTGTAAATATGGCTGCTGAAAATAAAGTTCCAGTTAACGGAGAAACAGCAGGAACTCAAGGTCAACCTGTTAGTGAGAAAAATAATGGTTCTACTAAAGAACCTAAAGTTGACTCTAGCACCCCCGTAAAGAACATGAGTGATAGAGAACTTAATAATGAAATGTTAGATGATACTCTTAACGATAAATATGTTGAAAAAAGAAGTATAACTATTTCTCTTGTTCATAATTATTCTAATTATCGCAAGGCTAATATGAAAATACTTGGTCAACGTAAAGAAGTTATTGGTTCTTCTATTCGTTCATGTCGGGTTCTTTCTTCTAATAAAGAAGAAGTAGAAAAATATTTTCCTGCTATTATTGGTTTGTCACCTAACAATCCTGAATTTGTTACTAGAGTTAAAAGTTATTTGAGTAATATTTCTATGGCTGTAGCTGAAAATAATATAGTTCTTAATACATCATTTATCTATGATCATAAGAAAGATTATCTTAAAATACGTAAAGAAGAAGAAGCTATCAATAATACTTATGATAAAGTTGATAGGTCTAATATTTCTGAACTTAAAGAAGCTCTAAATCTTCGTATTGAGGCTCTTAATACTTTAGAAAGTACTAAATGTAAGTATGGTACTCCAGAGAATATTGAAGAATATCTTATGTATCGTCATTGTCTTTTGTATAGTGAAGTTGCTAAAGATATAGCTTTGATTAACGCAGATCCTTCTATTCGTTTTTATATTAAAGACGAACTTAAAGAAGCAGAAAAGACTAGACGTCTTATTGATGAACGTAAAACTGCTATGCGTAACTTTGTTGAACTTGATGCAAAAGATGCTAAGTTTAATGCAGTATATGTAGCAGTTTGTGTTATTAAGGGTGACAATCTAGCTGAAGCTTTACTTAAAGATAGAAGTGCAAGAAGTGTTATTCTTATGGATTATACTAATACTTATCCTGATAGGTTTAACAAACTAGTAAATGATAAACATATTGCTACAAAAGCACTTATTGAAACATTAATTACTAGAGGTGAACTTATTAGGTCTGAATATAATCAACAAATTTCTACAGCAGAAGGTGTATTTGTAGGTAGTAATCTTAAAGAAGCTGTTGCTTATTTTGATAATCCTAACAATGCAGAACTTAGAACTGCTTACGAAAATAAACTCAAACTTTTTTAATATCATAAAGTTATGGATATAGCAACGATGCACGTATGGTTTAGACAATATGCTCAACAAATGGGTATGCAAAATGTTCGAGCTATTCTTCCTGAACAAATTGATTTGCTCATTAATACAAGTATATCTGATACCATCAATCAGCTTATCCAAGAAAATGTTGGTATCAAAAATGATAGAGTTATTACAGATAATTCTAAGCTAGGTACTATCAACGCTCTTCGAACATTATATACTGTTGATAGTTTTCCTTTGACTGGAACAAATGCTTTACTTAAATTTAGAGCAGCAAATAGTAGAATTGGTAAACTTAGTAATGAAGTTAGTAGTTTTAATTTTACTGATATACTATTTTTAGTTGATTTTGGTATAACATATAAACAAACTTATACAGGTTATAATGGAATTGATGATACTGCTCCAGAATTTAGCGATGACGCAATAGAAACTAATTTGTATCCTGTTCGAATGATCGAAGATAGATACCTAGCTGATACTCTTAATGACTTTATTTTAAAGAATAGACTTCGTTCTCCTATTATTATTGTAAGAAACAATGGTCTTATTGATTTATATATTGATAAGTTTACTAAAAGCTTAACTTATTATACTCTTGAAAACAATCTTGTACCTTATACTCTTCGAGTATCTTATATTAAAAGACCTAATAAAGTTAGGTATGCTGAAGATATTAATGGTAATAATGTTGATTGTGATCTTCCAGAGTATATGCACGTAGATATTCTAAAACATGCTGTTGATTTATATCATGCAGCATTACAAGGAAGTCTAATTGCTAATCAAGCTAAAGACAAAGTACAACAACAAGAAGCATATCGGAATGAAGCTACATAATGTTATATAATTAATTAATAATATGAAACAACTTATTATTGTTACTAAAGACGGAACACATAATGGAGGAGCTACTAGTCCTCTAGATTTATCTGCTTTCAAAGTTGGTTCTATAGGTGTTCAACTAGCAGGGGCTTCTACTTGGGCAGCTGCTACTCCTAAAGAAAATTTTAATGTTATTGGACGTCGTAGTGATGACAGTAAAGCTATTATTATAGGAGATATTGATATTGCTACGTTGAAAGCAACTAAGAGTGCTTATTCAGCAGGAACTCCTATGGTAAAAGAGTTTACTTTAGTTGCTCAACCTGATAGTAAAGGTGTTCTAGTTAAAGGTCTTATACAATTTGATGTAACTGTTATTGTTACTGTTATTGGTAAGACTTTTGGAGAAAAAGCTAATTTTACTTATAATGCACGTTTTGCTAAAGGTGTTGTTCAAAAAGATATAGCTGCTGACATTGTTAAATATTTTACTGATGTTTTTGCAATTAATGGTCTTGATATTAAAGTAGCAAATACTAATGAAAAGGTTACATTTACTGCAACTAAAGCAAATAGTTTCTTTAATGTTACTCTAGCTGATAGTGTTAACCTTTTAAAAGTAACTACTACTGAACCTGTTCATCCTTGTGGTACGAAAGAACATATTAAAGATCTTGCACGTCAATGTGCTTCTGATATAGGATTTGAATATCTTGGTGATGATGAAATGTATGCAGGTTATCCTGTAGAAGTGTTTGAAGATGCTTATGATTTGTATACTCTACAATTTGCTAATGCTAAACATCTAGCAGCTCATACTTCTGAAGAACAAGTTAATCAAGTTTTACATATTGCTATTTCTACCGCTTTTGCTAATAAAACTACTCTCGATAAAGTATTAGACGACTTAGTAAAATAATAACTAATAATATATCTCCTATAAGTACTGAATGGTCTTATAGGAGATACTTTCCTTTTATGAACGATTTAGAGATTGTAAACAAACTAATTGCTAATGCTGTTGAAACATCATCATATAATACTGTAATACTTTCAAGTTGCGTCTTTATAGCATATACATTAATTATCAAAGTAGTGGAATATGTTAAAGCTAGAAATAGGAATAAACCTATATTAGAAATGACTAATGCAATAAGAGGTATAAGTGAAAATGTAGTTAAACTTAATGCAGTATTAGATAGAACTTTTAAAGATGCTGAACAAAAAGAAGTTATGAAGCTTAGGCATGTTATAACTATAGGTTGGGGTAATTTGCAAGCAGCAATAGCTAATGAATGTAATAATGTGATAATTCATAATAATGTAATTGCAAATAAAGATAATATATCTCAAAATATTTATAAATTTGTAAGTACTGAATATTATAAACTTTATTCTATTCTATCAGCGTATGAATTAAATAATGTAATTATTTCTACAAGACTTAAAGAAGAATGGATTGATAAAATTGCTACAGATTGTCTTAATATCATATTTAGTATGGATGATACAATCAATAGAATTAGACTTGTTAATCATAAACTTATAATATTGACTGAAGAATATGCTACTATAATGACCAATAAGACATTTAATCATTAATCATTAATAAGACGTTCTTATGAATGAAAGAAAAGATAGACTAATATATAAGGATAACCTTGAACGGAAACAACTTGCACTTATCGAAAGTATTGTAAGTTTGACCGCTCAAGGTTATATTGTGAATAATAAAAAGAAGTATAAATTTGATTATATGACTATTATGCTACATGCTCTTGAAAATATGTCTGTATTTGATGATAAAAGACAAGAGAACTTAATAGTACTATATAATAAGTTGGAGGAGATGTAATGGTAAAGATTAGAGATAATACAAAAATTGAATTAATTAAGGTTGAACCTGAATATGTTTATATTACTATTCCTGCTGAATATATTTGTATTTATCATAAGATTCTAGTATTGCTTACAGAGTATGGTGTAGAAATGCTTAAAGATTGTAAAGCTCATTGTACTCAACGTAATAGTAATGTAATAGAATGTTTTAATATGTTTAATGCAGCTATAGCTGCTAGAAAACTAAATAATAAAAAACTAGAAGAAACTCTTATTAAATACATTAAAGCAAAACTTAATCAATTATATAAAGCTGTAGATCCTGAACTTCATTTTGTATTTCCTATCGATGATACAGGAGAACTTAAAGCTTTTGTAAGTTGTGGAGAACTTCCTAAATTTGAAATAAATGTTGATGACGGAGAACTATATAAACATAAATATGGCGATGGTTTTACAGAACATTTTCATTTAGATAATGCTAAACCTAACAATAAAGATCTTGATGATCCTTTTGTTGTAGATTTTGAAATTATTAAAAATGAAACTGCAAAATCTAAAATAGATATTAATCTTAAAGCTTATTGGTACAATCTTAAACTAACGCATGATAATGCTAGTATAAGTTATTATATTGATGATATTAATATTAGGAATTTTCATGAAGTTGCAGGTTTGACTAAAGGTACTCATAAAGCAACAGTTGTAGTAAAATACAATTATAGAGTTAAAGTTGTTAATAAAGAATTCTTTTACAATAAAGTATGAAACTAAATACAATTCCACTTGGTAAAGTGTCCCTAACTGTTGAAGGTGAATGGGACAAAACTAAAGATTATGATAGACTTAGTGTTGTAAGTATCATAAACTATGGTGATATTCGTTCATATATTTCTAAAAAACCTGTACCTGCAAATACAGAAATTAATGATACAACATATTGGATGCCTATTGCTGTTAATATTAAACCGATTTCTAAAGCATTTATAGATGATGTTTGTAAGATAGAAGGTGATTTAGATTATATACAAGAATGGGCTAAAGATTAACTTATAAATACAAAATAATATGAATGAAACCTATTTAAATAATTATGGTGTTAATTATCTATGGTCTAAGATTAAAGCTTTACTTAATCAACATTCTACTAATGTAGGATATTATAAAATTAATGGTTATCCTATTTATAGGAATCCTAATTTAACTAAAGCTGATATAGGTCTTAGTGAAGTAGGTAATTATCAAGCTATACCTTTAACTGATAAAAATAATCCTAATGGTGTAGCTCCTTTAGATGGTAGTGGTAAACTTCCAGTAGATAATCTTCCTATTATGAAAACTATTAACGGGCAACCTTTAACAGGTGTTGGAAATATAGTTTTTGATATGGATATTATTGAAATAGTAACAACACTTCCTGCTAAAGGTAAATCTAATAAAATTTATTTAGTTAAAGATAATAGTTCTTCAGATATAACTAATCAATATAAAGAATATGTTTGGAATGGTACTAAATTTGAAGAACTTGGAACGTTTAAAACCAATATTGATTTAAATGATTATGTTCGAAAAATTGATATTGTGTCTGATACTCAAAATGGTATTATGACTAAAGAAGATAAAGTTAGATTAGATAGTATTTTTACAGGTGATAAGCCTCTTGTAAGTCCTGTTTTAACTACTGTTATTACAGGTTTTAAAAATAATGCTGGACAAGCTGTTGCTGAAAATCTTGTAAATAAAACTGCAGATGCTACAGGTATTACACTAGAAGAAGGTTATAAAATTAGTGTTAAATCCACTTTTAAATGGGTTGCTAGAGAAGGTTTTAAAAATCCAACTAAAGTAGATTCTAATGGTAATATTAATGCTTTACCTCCAAATAATACTGAAAGTTCTCCTTTTATAGGAACTGATATAACTAGAACTACTAATATATATGTAGAATTACAAGCTCCTATGTTAGGTCTTATATCAAGAGGTATAAAAGTAATTCCAGCTGATGGAATGGATGCTACTAGAGCATCGTATATTATTAATTTTACTAATACTCGTTATTTTGGTATTGTTTCTAAAGCTCCTAATGATATAACAGAACAAGATGTAAAAGATCTTACTTCTGAATTATATGCTGTTAAAGGAATGACTAAAACTAATATTACTACAAACAATACTCAATATTATGTTTATGCCTATCCTGTAAAATATGGTAGACTTACTAATATAATTCAGAATGGAGCTTTACCTGTATTAGGTGCTTTTACTGAAAAAAATATTGTAGTTAATTGTAAGTCTGGATTAAGTATTCCTTATTATGTTTATATTAGTAATAATCCAGGTGCTTTTAATAATGTTACTTTAAAGTTTGAATAAATTATGGCTGTATTATTTCCCGATAAAATTAAAAGTAATAATCCTGTAGCATATGGAATTGTAGATGCAAATGAAGTTACAGGTATTAAATCTGTTTCTGATCTTAATGAATTGTTTAATCTTCCTGATAGTATTCTTAAAGGTGATAAAACTGAATTAGCATGTATTGGTCAAATATGGAATGTTGCTGGTGAGCTTTATATATTAATAGATTATAAACTTAGAAAAGAAAATCGAGGTTGGAAACATTTTTATTTTACTGATGTAAATGTTGTATATATTAATATTGAAAATAATATAAGTTTGATAAATGATACTGATACTATTGTTGCAAATTTTATAGCATACGATAAGACATCTAAAAAAATTTATGCTAAACGATATGGTGATAATAAATTTTACAAATATTGGGTTAACAAACATGCTGTAGCAGATAATGGTAATAGACCTAGTATTAAAAATATATACACTGGTGTTGAGGTAAAAGATGGTATATATACTATGACCTTATTTAGATATAATATTAACACATATAGTTTAGAACCTATTGTTGAAAATAACGAAGTTATTGATAAAACTACACTAGATAATATATTGATTTAATTATGGCAAAACTATTAGATTTAGATGGAGTTAAAATTTTATGGAATAAAATTAAAGCTCTTATTGATAGTAAAATTACTACAAGTGAAAGTAATATTACTAATAATCTTCAACAATATATAACAACCAATCTTGGTGCTAATATAACACAAGTTGTTAATAAATGGATGCAAGATAATAAAGCTGAAATTACAAAGATTGTTACACAAGAAGTTAATAAACAAATTACACAAATAGATGATAAGATTAATACTACAATTAGTCAATTAAAAAGAGAACTTGAATCTGAGATAAATTATACAGTATCACAAGAAATATCTAAACAACTACAACCTTATATTGAGTTAATTCAATCTATAAGAAATGATGTACTTAGACAAAATAGTAATATAACAAGATTAGAGCAATCTATAAATACAATAAATAACAATGTTGATTCTATAGTCAATACTGCTATTGATAAAAAAATTAAAACTATAACTAATGAATCAATTAACCCTATAATACAATAATGTTATGTTAGAAGTAGTAGACAAACAAGCTTTAATTACAATATGGACTAAAATTAAAGAGTATATTGGTAAACAAATTGAATCTGTTAATACTAGTTATATTCTACGATTTAACAATATAGGTTATCATACTCAAAATAAAAAAGATGTTGTTAGTGTCTCATTTGTATTAAATAAAGCTATTAAAGATATTAGTGACGACCATCAATTAGTTGTGTATAAACGTAATGGTACACCAAAACTTTTTGATACTACTAATCCTAGAACTAACAAAAATGCCAAATGTTGGAGTAGATTAAATAAAAGTAAAAGACCTGTAGTAAATCAAATTACTACACTAGCTGCATGTAAAGGTGTACAACCTATAACACATGCTATATATGATATTAAACCTAATAAAAAAGTAATTATATTTCCAACTACTGAATTAAATACTATATTTAGAACTAGAATATATGTTTCTAAAAATAATAAAGTTATATATGCAAGAATTGGTAATAAACGTGTTGTATTAGGAGTGAAATCTACTAAACCAGGTATTGCATTTAGTGATAACACTAGTGTTAAACATAAGTCCTTTATACTTGGTTTTGGTATTACAAATCCTAAACGACAAAGACTTAGTAATATAATTCCTTTTAGAATTAAACTTATTACTAAAGGTGAAGGTGATGTTAATACTATAGTTAATAGTCTAACTTATAAAATAACACCTCTTATATCAGAGTATTAGACAACAAAAAAGGGCTGGCACGAATGCCTAAGCCCTTGACGATATGGCACAAATGCCGAATATCTTTTGTTATGGCACATGTGCCAAATAACTGATACAAAGATAAGCATTTGATTTTATATAAGCAAGAAAGAGAAATAAAAATATAAAAATAATTTGATATGTTTGAAAATGTTCTACAAACTATTATAGATAGTTTTGATTTAGGTTTTATGGTAGCTGTTAATGTTCTTACTTATAGTATTATTAAATTTCATGATGAAATTAATGGTGCTAAAAAAGTTCCAATGTGGACTAAAAGAATATATCTAGTTGGTAGTATTATTTTAATTGGAGGTATTCTTTATTGTCTACAAGATGAACCATCTGTTACTAAACTTCTTTATAGTGCTATTGCTGCTCCTGTATTTTGGTCTTGGGTATTGAAACCTATATGTAAGAAACTAGGAGTAGACTATAAGAAGATTGACAATGTGATGTAATAGATAAACAAGATATTCGTTAAACACATATACTAGATAGTAGTTCTGATAGAAGTAAAATTCTGTTGGAACTACTATTTATTTTTATATTTTAATTTGCGGTTTAAGCACTTCAAATTTGCATCTTGATTGATTAATAACCAAGCAATTAAAAGGCTTTCAGAGAGCCAAAAACCAAGCAAATACAAAGCAATGCTAGCACAGGCCTATTTGGCTAATCGATAATGTTTGGATATATTTGTGCTAGTGATAATACTACTATTAACAGTAATGATGTATTAATATGCCACATTCCTTTTACGGGGGGGCTACAATAAACATTATTCATGATAGTAAACTTAGTACTAAAAGTAAAGATAATAAATATAATAAACAAAAAGATATGGCTAGTATTAATCAATTAGTTAGTGAAATAGCCCATGCTCTTAAACAACCTAATAATAAAGCTTTACGAGAGAATCTTAAACTTCTTATTATTCATACTCGTAATGAACTTATTAGACATGGTTATGAAAGACATGGTTATGTAGATAAAGGTCTTACTCAAAGATTTAAAGTTAGTCTTATAGACAAACCTGATGGAGATCCTAATCTTAAAGATGGTGAACTTAATATGTTAGATTTACCTATTATTAAACGTAGTGCTAATAAGATTCCTAAACCTGTAAGACTTACTAATAATCTTCCATTTGATAGAGTTAGTTCTATTGGTTGGACTACTAATAGAGAGTTTCCTTTTATTAAAGAAACTTCTGCTAGATTTAGACATCAAGTTCCTGGTCTATGTGGTGCTTGTTATGATTATATTAATGGTTATATTTATATATTTCCAAGCAATAATAAATCTTTTGATTTAGGACATATTGTAATTGAAGGTGCTTTTGAGAATCCTACTGAAATTATGGTTACTAATAATGAAGTAGATGCTTGGGATGTTACATTTGATGATAATGAATTTCTTCTTTCAGAAGATATGATTGGTCAAATTAAAGAGATTATTTATAAGAGGGATTTAGTCAATAATGTTAGAGAAACAAATGAAATTCCTGAAGAACTTAAATATAATAAATAAGATATGAAAATTAAAGGTGTTCCTACTAATAGGAAAGATTATTACGAAAAGTGTATTGGAGCAACTAAACTGAATCATATCAGATGCTCTAAAGTTAAAGATGAACTTATTAAAGAAATACAAGAACTTTATGATGATATTGTTTATAGTAAAGAAGTTTATCTAAATGATTATAAATTAAATCTTGAAGATTATTCTGAATTTGTTGATAATACTTATACAACAGGTGAGTTTCTACATAAAGCTAAAGTATTGTTCTATAATAGAAGAGGAGGTCATGAACTTATTATGGAACTTTTTGATCTTTATAGTCTTGCTAAGAAACAAAAAGCTATATATAATCTAGATAAACAACTTCATACTTTTGAAAAAATACTTGCACTAACACCTAATCAATATCTTAATATAGTTAAAGCTTATTATACTGAAGTTCAACGTCAACTTATTCTTGAAGGTGCTGCTTATAAATTTGATAATGGTATAGGTTATATTTGTTTTAATCGTTGTCGTCCACCTAAAAAAGCTAAACTTCTTGATTTTATGGCTACACGTAATAAAAAGAAAGAGATTCTAGCTAGAGGTGGTAAAATATATAATAAGATTGAACATGATTGGTGTTTAAAGAATGGTGTCGAATATAAATATGAAGATCATAAAGTGTTTAAACATGATGAATATTATTATCAATATTGTTTACTTTATCCTCATGTTCAGAATATGAATGATTTAGTTATTGAAAGTGCGGATTATAGAAGTGCTAAACTTAGAGGTAAAACTTTAGATGATCTAATAAAAGATTGCAATTATGATGTAAATGAAATTTGCAAACTTGATGTAGACATTAGAGTTAAACTTACTCTTTGTGATAGAGCTGATAAAATATTATATACTAAGTTTATTAGAAATGAAAATCAAGAATCATATAAAACTTGGACGTTTGGTAGGAAAGATTGATAATGACTTTAACATAAGTGAAAGTGATTGGATTCCTAGAGTTGCTGCATGGACTATTGATGCTTTGGCTCAAATGAAATGTCTACCAATGGAACGTAAACGTAAAGTACTTGAAGTTAGTGATAGAATAGCACAATGGCCTTGTGATATGACTATGGAAGAACTTAAAGTATTTGATAAAAATGGATGTGAAGTGTATCCTTTAAATAAACTTGATTATTGTTGTGGACAACAACTTAAAGTAAATTCTGTTGAACAAGAACTTCAAGTTATTGACGATAGTAATAAAAGTGGAGTTAACTTTATGAAAACAGTAACTATTAATAATAGTTCTGTAAATAAAGGTTTTGTAATACAAGGTAATTGTATTGAATTGACTTTTGATACTGACGAAATTATAGTAGAAACTTATGCTGTTGCTACTTATTATGATGAATATTATGATTGTGATATTCCTTATATTTATGATGATGGTCTTCTATTAGAAGCTCTAGCATGGTATTGTTTATTTAAATATCTTAGTAGAGGAAGTCATCATCCTGTATATAGTCTAACTTCTCCTAATCAAGTTATTAATCCTTGGATTCAATGGAATAGTCTACGACCTAGAGCAGCTGCTTCTGTTAAAATTAAAATTGGTCGAGAACTTGATGGTTGGAATAATTTCTTTTTTAATAATACATTTAGACCTAGAAGTTAAATTATGAATATAATTAAAGAATTGAATTTAAATAATACTCTTAGTAATATTAAATCTAAAAGTATTGTTGGTGCTAAGAATATCAAAATTGATAATACTGCATCTTATATTACGAATGATAATGGTTTTACTCCTGCATTTTTAGCTAATTCTAAAATTGTAGGAGTAATTCCTTGTAATAAAGAGTTTGTTGTATTTTGTTATAAAGATGATAAATCTGAAGTATATAGAGTTACTAAAACTGATATTACTAAAATAAATGTTGATTGGACATATAGTGGAGGTAATCTATATAAAACTAAAGTTCATGGTGCTTATACTTATAATTATAAAAAAGAACTTATTGTAATTGTAGGTGAATATCCAATTGAAGAAGCTTTTGAAGATGATTTTAATATTCCACTTAAAAGTTGGAATATAGATACACAAACTAATGTAAGTGATCAAAATTTACTTATAAGTCCTTTTGTGCCTGCTAATGAAAATGAAGTTTATTTAATTAACAAAGGTTCTCTTGTATGTGGAATTTATAGTTTGTTTATTAGATATACTAACGATAATATTAATTATACTAATTGGTTTCCTATTGGAGAAGAACTTGAAGTTATTAAATTAAATAGAACTGATAGTTATTTTCATACTTTTCAAAAAAGTGCTGGAAGCTCTGATATAAATCAAGTTAAAGCTAAAGGTATTTTATATAATGAAAATGCTCAATCTAATAAAGCTATTGTTATAAAACTTGATATTGAAAATAAATATTTTAAATATTTTCAAATTGGTTATATTCTAAAACATGATGAAAATGTAGTTGGACGTATTCATAATACTTATAAAATATCAGATAAAAAAGAAACTTATACAATAGATGATAATCATTATAAAGAAGAAATATCTGTAACTGAACTTCTTAAACCTGTTCAACAATATTTTAATGTTAAAAATATAAATGTTTATAATAATAGAGTTTATATTTCTAATTATAAAGAACATGAAATAGAAAATTTTATAGATCTTGTTTCTGATATTGATGTTTATTGTTGGAAGACTAATGTAAGAGATTTAGATAGTTTAGCAGATGACAGTGTAATTAATCATGAAAACAATAGTGGAGGAACTACAAAACCTGAAAGTAAACAAAGTATTAAATTTGATATAGGTTTTGAAATGCAATATATGAAAAATGATGATAATAAATTTCCTCCTATACCTAGATTTAGAAAAAAATATACAGCATATTATGATAGAATAGATGGTATTGATTATATTCTTAGTAAAGAAGAATCATATAATATATTAAGTAAAATATGGTCTGATGCTAAACAAGCAATAACTTATCCTGCAACATGGGATTATTTGGTTGTTGTTAATAACGCAAATGATGGTACTTATCCTGGTACTGAAGTTAAAGAATTTATTATAGAAAATAATGTAGTTAATAAAAATATAATACTTGCTATAAGTAATACGTACATTAAAGTTTATTTACCTGAAAGTAAGATTTGGACAATACTTTATCCTATAAAAGAACATTTAGATACAATATCTGATAAAACACAACTTCGAGAATGTTTTATAGTAAATAGAAGTTTATTATATGCTAATAATTTTGGAGAAGGTAAACATTGGTATATTAAATCTCCTTATCAATATAATAATCTTAGAATTCATCCTTTAAATGCTCATATATTTGGTTATGGAGTTGTACTTAATGCTGCAGGAGCTAAAGGTAATTATTTTGATTTAGATGACGAAGTTGTTAAAAAAGAAAAGAAAGAATCTAAGATTCTATTACCTGATTATTATAGTATTCATAAAGATACTTATCTTAAAACTCTAATTCCTAATCAAATATATTCTTTTTATATTCATTTTGTTAGAAGAGATGGTTCTTATACAAATGGTTATAGAATACCTAATAAGGCTCCTATTGATTCTGATAATCAATTTATACCTGTAACTAATAGTAATGGAGATAAATTATTTAAAGTTCCTAATATAGATAAAACTATATTTTCTCCTACATTTATTAGAGTTCCTAAAATTAATGGATATATAGGACATTTTCTAAGTTATGAAAAAATAGAACAAAATACTTGTACTTTGATTTATCTTGGTCATAAAGCAGGTGATATTAATACTATGTATTTTACTTCTACTGAAATTATATTTGATTTAGATTATATACAAAGTACTAAATTACAGAAAATAGGTGAAGATAAACTTATAGATCTCAAGTCTATTAAAGTAATAAATAATAATGGTGTTAAAGTAATAGAAATAGTTTCTGATACAGCTATAGATGATAATACTAGTCAATATCAATTAATACTTGATAAACCAGATATTTATACATCTAAAATTAAAACATTATATGCAATGAGTGATACATTGTATAATATTAATGTAGTTCCAAAACATCTTCCTCATTATTATACAAGACATAAATTTTATTCTTTTACACCAAAGCATTTAATTATGTCTGCTGCTTCTAATTTAGTATTTGAAGATAACGATATTGATAATTCTATTAAATCAATAGAAGATTATACTATTACTCGTCATATTGACTTTGGATATTCTTATTATAACCTAAATGCTATGCACTTAGTTCAACCATTTGAAAAAGGAAACATTCATCTTGTTGATAATAATAATAAAAGTCTTGGAATATTTTTAAATGCTTTAGTTAGTCCTACTAAATTACATCAACTTTTTGGACTTAAAGGTAATTATAGAAATATTAAAGTTAAAACTTATACTAATTATATCTCTGATATACATATTGATAAATTTAATCATACTATTAGACGAAGTAATGTGATGTCAGAAGAAAGTCTAGTTAACGCTTTTAGACTTTATGAACCTACTAATTATAGAAATATATTTGAAAATAAAGGTGATATAGTTAAGATTTGTGGTTATGGTCTTATATTTTTAATTCATTGTAAATATTCTCTTTATATATTTGATAGAAGTCCTCAACTTACAGCTAAATCTCAAACTCAAATTCCTGATACATTTGATGTTGATTATCAAGAAATAACTACTTCTGAAAATGGATATGGTGGTCTTGATAAAAAAGAAGAATCTATTATGACTAAATGGGGGTATCTATGGTTTGATAAAAGCAATAATACAATATACAAATATGATGGTAAAGCTATTCAACTTATATCTAATAGTATAGATAACTTTCTTAAAAATAAAGAAGTTGATAGTGTAAGATGGGCTGAAGATATTCTTAATAATAGATGTTTTGTTTGTATTAAGTTTAAAGGTATAGAACAACCTATAACACTAAGTTATAACTTTCTTACAAATTCTTTTATAAGTGCTCATGATTTTAGTTTTAACGATAGTCATTCTCTTTATGATAGAAGTTTGTTTTTTAATAACAAAGCAGATAATATTTTATATACACAAGATAATCATAATATAAACTATTCAGGTCTTGTTAATAATGATACTATTTTTGAGAATATTGAAATAAAAGCTTTATCTGAAAAACCAGCTTATGTTGATATTCTATTTAATTATATTGACGATATAGTTGTTCTTAATTCTATAAAATATCTTACAAATATTATAAATACTGAAGATAAAACTTATAATTTAAAACCTGTCGTTAAAGATACAAATAAATATAGTGGAGATTATATAGAAATATATACTAATGAAACAGATAGTGGTATTTTAGATATATCTCTTAAAGATAAAATTATAAATGAACTTAATAAATATAAACTTCCTTATTTTGAAAAAGGTGTTTGGAACTTGAATTATTTTAGAAACAATATTGTTAAAGAAGTTACTAAAGCTGAATTAGATGAAGAAGCTACTAAACATGATATTCATGTCGATAAAATAATTAAAGCTAATCAAGGCCTTACAGCTTCAGATCATAGAAGTCTTATATATGGTAAATGGATTGTTGTCCGATTTATATTTAATCGTGATAATAAATTTAAACTTGAAGATGTTAACATAAATATAGAAAAATATTAAGATATGGCAAATAATTATGGTTATATTCCTATAAAGAAACCTATAAGTAGTAGAAATAGGTTTAATTCTTATATGACAAACGTTAATAGTGTTGGTTCTGTTGAAAACATAGAACCAACTCTTGTCGTTTCTAATGAACCAGCTCCGATAGATATGATTAGTTCTAATGATGCTACTATAGCTAAAGTTGATAATACTTTTGTTCCAAAATCTATAGTAGTATCAAGTGTTACAAAACAACCTATAAAACCTAATATTTATAAAGGTGCCAATGTTGATACAGGTAATGTAGTAAATGATTTATATAATGCTAATTATAATAGTATTGCTCGTAAAGGATTTGATGCTAATAAAACAAAACATTTAGCTACTATATTAACACAACAACAAATTCTTGAAACAGGTTGGGGAAAACATATTCCTGCTGCTAATAATTATGGTGGTATGAGAACTTCTAAAGGATATATTAAATTTAATTCTCTACAAAGTTTTTCAGATAGTGCTGTTAAAAACTTAGATAAACGTTGGCCTAATTGGCATAATGCTAAAGATGCAAAAGATTATGCTAAAATAATTCATACAGGTAATGAACAATATTCTGAAACTGATTATAAAACTTATGGTAATAGAATGCAAGGTACTAAAGATAGAATTATGAAACAATTAAATAGTCAAAATGTAAATAATAAAAGAGGTCTAGCTTATGGTGGTGAAGTAGAAAGACCTCAAGCTATTTGGGGTGCTATAATTGGAGCTGCTGCTAGTCTTGTAGGTTCTTTGTTAAGTTCTCATTCTCAAAGAGATGCTCTACGTAAACAACAAATAGAACAAAGGAATCAAGCATATAACGAACAACAACAACAGATTGTTAATACTGCGAATAATGCTTTAGCTTCTAATGAAAATCTTAAATATAGACCTGATTTAATTTATAAAAATGGTGGTAATGTTCCTCGTAAAACTATTAAAAATAGAATGACTATTACTGATGGAGGTATAGCACAAAAGATTGGTAATGGTACATTCCTTTTACGGGGGGGTTCTCATACTGATGTAAATGAAGCAGGTAAAACAGGTATAGGTATTAATTTTGGGGGTAATGTAATTGAAGCTGAAGGTGGTGAAGTTGCTCAAAAAGTAAATAATAAACTTCGAATATTTAGCGACCAACCTGTATTAGGTAATGGAATTTCTCCTGCAGATATGGTTCTTAGTGGTGCTAATAAAAATAAAGTGTTTAATATTCAAGAAACTAATAAACGTAAGTTGGGCATTAGCACCCCCGTAGAAGAGTTTGCCTATGGTGGTGATATTGATAATTGGGGTTGGAATACTAATAAAAAACCTTTTCAAATAGGTGAAGTAGAAGTATATGGTAAATATCCTAAAAAACCTCTTATAGATGTTGACAGTTTATCTAATAAAAGATTTGATGATGATGATAATGTAATTGATAAAGTATCTTCTATTATACCTATGAATATTGTAAATACTGGAAGTGTTCCTAATGAATGGGGTTTTGGAAGTGACAAAAATCCTATTGATTTGAAAGGTGTAGAAGTTTATGGTAAGAAGCCTATTAGAAATATTAAACCTATTTTTGATTGGAATAGTATAAAACCTATACATGCTGATAATCCTTGGATTAATCAATTTATTAATAAACCATCTATTGCTAAAACTCCTGAAACAAATAATAACGCTATTAGTTTAGCAAGGCCTCAAGGATATATTGCACCAAATGGAAGTAACACTGTTGTAAGAAATCTTCCTGATGTTGGTACTATTACTCAAAGTCTAGTAAATAATAAGAGTACTAAAGATCCTAGATGGGGTATGTCAGTTACAGGTTCTGATTGGATTGGATTAGGTGCTGATTTGATTGGTAGTATTGGAAGTGGACTTATTAATTTAGGAGGACTTAAAGGTCTTAAAGCTAATTATGTTTTACCAAATCATGTTGATGAAATTCCAGTAGCATTAGATACTACATATCATAATGAAGCTCAAAGAGCTGCTGTAGAACGAAATAGACTTGATGCTCGTAGAGCAATTAGTAATAATACTGCAAGTTCTAATGTAGCTGTTTCTAGAATGCAACAATCTGATAATGATGCTTTACTTCAAGAAAATCAACTTTGGAATGAAAAGGAAAATAAAGAAGTAGATCTTAGGAATCAGAATAAACTAAATGAACAACAAGTTAAAGCAAGAAATGCTCAAAGCATGAATGAACATTTAGTTAGAGTAGCACAAATTAAAAATGCTGAACAAGATGCTAATAATCAATTAGCTATGCAGCGAATGAAAGCTAGACAAATGACTTTACAAGGTATTGCAGGTGCTGCTAATAATTTCCTAAATCAAACTAGACAACGTTATGAAGATGAACAAACTATGCGATATGCTTTAGCAGCTTCTGATAATGGTACTGCTTATAGAATGCTAGATATGGGTGTTGACATAGACCAACAAACTCTTAGAGGACTATATCGTAATGCTGTTTCTAGTGGTGTACAAAAGCCTGAAGCTTGGCAAGAAATTGAAGGTGAAACTGCTACTGATAGAGCATCTAGAAGAAAACGTTATGAAAGAGCTTTAACTAATTGGAAACATAGTGATGAACTTAAAAATGTTATTGATTCTAGATTAAATAATAGAAGTAGACGTAAACTTGGTTTAACTCCTTATACAAGATAAATGCCTTTTAATAAACTTTTGGTGTAATAGATGATACTATTGCATCAAAAGTTTATATTTTTATAATAAATAAACTTATTGATATTATGGCATACGAAATTGATAGTCAAAGTATTGGTTTTGGACCAGTTGCTCCAAGACCTGTTATACGTAAGAATATAGAAATGTTTTCTAATGCTCTTAATAAAATAGATACAAAAGCACAAGAAGCATTAAAACAAAGAACTGCTATAGATATGGCTCTAGCACAAGTTGATTTACATTCTGATGAAGATGCTTGGAAAGCTAATTATGCACAAAACATTCATGATGAAATTGATGAACTTGCTAAAGGTGGAGATTATAGTAGAACTTTAAATACAGCTATTAAACTTTCAGGTGAAGCTTTAAGTAATCCAGAATTACTTGGAAGAATTAGAGCTAATGCTGATTATAAAGCAGCTAAAGACGCTGTTGAAAAACGTAATGATATATCTCAAGTTACTAAAGATCGTTGGAATGAACAAAATAAATATTTTTATCAAGATAAGTTTGATAAAGATGGTCGTATCGTTGGTGGTACTAAATGGTCTTCTAATTGGACTCCTGTAAAGAATGTTGATATTGGTGAAATTTATGGTCGTGTAAAACAACTTGTTGCAGCAGATGCTGGAGGTTCTGAGAATGCTCAATTTCTAGATGAAAATGGTAATCTTACATCAGATCCTTCTCAAGGTTTTTATGGTATGGCTATTAAAAGAGGTACTAAGTGGGAACGAGTATCTGAAGCTAAACTTAAAGAAACTTTTGATAGTTTGTTTAAACAATATCCTGAAGCTATGGAAAGTTTAATACAAACTATGGATGATAGACATTGGGAATATAATAAGGCTACTGATAAAGGTAAAAAAGCTTTTATCGGTAGTGATATTATGGATAGACAAGGTAGAATGTACACACCTCAAGAATATCTTGCAAATAAAGTTAATCCTGTTCTTAAAAATATGGCTTATAGTCATGTTTATAATTCTATAGATTATGGTGATGCTTATGCTCAATTTAGAAAAGCTAAAGCTAAAGGTAATGCTATGAATGAATTAAATGCTTTGCAAGATGCTAATAATACTACTTTGACAGCCCCTATAGAATTAGATGTAACAGAACATGCTGCTAAAAGTTATGCTAATGTTATGGATGCGTATGGTCAAATTAATCAACTATGGAAAGGTACTAATACTTTAGCTAATAAAGAATATGCTAACTTAGTTCATAATAGAGATTATGAGGGGGTTGCTAATTGGTTGAAGAGTCATATTACTACTAAAGATCCTGCTAAAAGACAAGCTGCTTTAAATGCTATAAGAACTCTTCAAGATGAAGGTGAAATGTTTAGTAAGTTTATTGAAAAACAACCTAAAGATGTAAGAGAAGCAATTGAGTTTAAAGCTGCTATTAAAGCAGGAGCACCATTGCCAAATGCTCAATATAATAGATATACTAGAGAATATAGTAATAATTTTAATAATCTATTTAGCTATAATCCAAATCCTGGAATGAATGGTTTTACTAAACCTACAAATACTATTGGTATTGAGTTTCAAAAAGATGGTCAATTAGATGCTATATTAAAAAATGCAGGTCTTAATAGAGATAAACTTCAAGGTACTGGTTTACAGATTGTAAAAGAAGATGGAGATGAAGTTTTAAAGATTAACAAGAATAGTAAATATCTTACTAAACTTGCAGACGCATATTATAGCACTGATGATACTAAAGATGGTTTTTGGCATTGGGGTAATTCAGTTGTTCATAAATATGATGAAAAAGGTAATAGAGTTAAAAATCAAAATTACCTTAAAGCTGCTAAAGTATTTAAACAATTTTCTACTGATACAGAAGAAAGTGTGTTTAATAAAGCTGATAAAGTTACAAGACAAAATGGAGTATTTACTATAACTAATACTCTACAAGTTAAACCAAATGATGATTATAATACTCAATTAGTCAATAGGGCTTATATGAATGGTTTGATTGATAAAAAAGAACGTGATGTATTAGTTAAAGATTTTACTGCAAATAATCTTAAAGCTTTTGGTGGAGCAGCAGCTAATCTTACTAATTATGATGTTTATGCTAGAGACGATGAAAAGAGTCCTTTAAGAAAACTTGATAATAAAACTACAATAGAAGCTCAACAAGAATTGCTTGCAGCACTTGACAGTAAATCTGTTGAACTTTCTCCAAGTGAAGCTCCTAGTGGTGCTGGTTATGGTACTATTGTTAGAACTAAAGCAAAGAGAGATGCTAAAGGGGAAATAGTAATTCCAAGTAAAACTTATTATATTGATGGTTTATTTTCTGGTCAAGCTTCTCAAAGTTTTGCAAGTAATCCTGATATTAGAGCTAAACATAACCTTCAAAGAAAGTCAGGTATAGGTGTTGCATCTAGAAACTTTGATGGTAGTAAAACTACTAATTTTACTAATAAAGGAGCTTTGATTAATGGTCGTCCTGTTAGTGTAGAATATGCTATAGAAGTAGAAAAGCTTAATAATATTCTTAAAGATGTTAAGGCTCAAGGTATTCAAATAAGCGAAAAAGATGCTTATGATACTGCCACTAGTTTGCTTAATCATAGCGGTTTTAAACCTGATAGTAAAGAATATCATGCTTTACGTGCTAAATTTACTCATGCAATATTAGATTATTAAAATAAAGAAGTTATGGATTTACTTAAAGTAGGACATGATAATTATTTTTCTAAAGTAGATAATACTAAACCTAATCCCGTCGTTGATTCGCTCATCGGCGGGATTGCTCGTAGAGATGCTACTAGTGAAAATGGAATAGGCTATAATTTTAATAGTCTAGGTGATTTAACTAAATATACTGATGTTGGACTTCAGATTGGAGTTGGTCTTCTTAAAGATCAACAAAGAGGTCTTCTACCTAAAACTCTATCTGATGCTCAAAGTACATTTAGTAAGTTTAAAAATTCATTATATCAAACTATAGGTAGTGAAATAGTTCTAGGTACTGCCAAAGGTATTAGTGATTTATTTGATTTTATAGGTCAAGGTATTGGTGCTTCAGACCATAATTATTCTAATCCTGTATCAGAAGAACTTGAAAAAGCTCAACAAGCTTTTAGAGAATGGGCTCCAATTTATGCTGACCCTGATAAAGATATTAGTAGTGGAGGTTTGACTAGTGCTGGTTGGTGGGCTGAAAATATACCAAGTATTGCTAGTTCTCTTACTTTATTAATTCCTTCTACAGGTGTTACTAAAGGTTTATCTTATCTTGGTAAAGGTACTAAATTAGGTGCTGTTACTAGAACTGCAGTAAAAGCTGCATCAAAAGCTACGGGTAGTTCTAAAGTTTATAATGCTTTAAATTCAGCTAAAGCTATTAAACTTGGAAATAAAGCTGTAGAACTTGGAGTTAACGCAGCTTTACAACGTACAATGGAAAATTATCAAGAAGCTAGAAGTGTTTACACTGATATGTATGATGAAGCTAAAACTCATTTTGATAATATGTCTGACAAAGATTATCAAAATTGGGTTAGTAGTAGAAAAGATGATTTGATTGGAGTTGATGTTAACGATAAAGATGCAGTAGCTAAACATATAGCTCGTACAGCAGCTGATGAAGATTTTAAAAATAATTATGCTAATATTGTTTTTGATGTTATAGAACTTTATGCTCTTAGAAATAGTTTAGGTTCAGTACAACTTGCTAATATAGGACGTAAGTCTGTAAATAAAGCTCAAAGAGAAGCTTTACGTTATGCTGGAAAAACTGCTGAGGAAATAGCTGAAATTAAAGCTAAACGAGGTCTTGTAGGAAAAGTTTCTGATTTTACTAAAGATGCTATATTAGGTTCTAAAGTCGCTATTGCAGGTCAACTATCTGAAGGTGTTGAAGAAGGTATTAACTATATTTCTCAAGAAGAAGCTATGAATACTGGTCGTGTATTACTTGGAACTAGTAATGGTTCTACTTTTGATACAAGACTTAAAAGTTATTTAAATAGTCCTCAACTTTGGGAATCTGCATTTTGGGGTGTATTAGGTGGTATTGTTTTTCAAGAAGCAGGTAGTAGACTAAATAGAATTAGTAATAATCTTAAAAATAAAAATAAAAATGATGAAGTAGATCCTGTAACAGGAGAAGCTAAAATTAATCCAGAATGGTCTTTAAATGATGAACTTCCTGAAGTACAAAGACGTATTGCAGAAGTTAAAGGCCGTGAAGGTAAACTTCAACTTCTAAGTCAAAAACTTAATTTACTTAAACAAGGTAAAGACCCTGATAATGTTAATAATCAAGAAAAACTATCTGAACAAGAGATTAAAATTAAACATCAAAATCTTGTTGATGAAGCTATTGTTGATATGGCTTTAACTGCTATGAACAATGGTAATACTAAAATGCTTCAAGAATATTTTGCAAATGAAAATGTAAGACAAGCTTTAGTACAACAAGGTATTGTAGAAGATAGTGATAGTAAAACTTTTCAACAACATGTAGTTGACACTATAAAAGATATTGAAGATAAATATAATGAAGATTTAGTTAAACTTACTGATTTATCAGCAGATATTAAAACTGATAATGGACAAGTTCTTCCTTATGAAGTTTTACAAATGATTGCTACAGATAATGTTAAATATCGACTAGCAAGTCAAAATCTAGATACTGGTAAACAAGTTCATCTTCAAGAATATGAACGTCTTGTAGCAGATGCTAAAGCAAATGGTAAACTTAATCCTAATAGAGATTATAAATCTGCTTTAGAAGTTCAATCTACTATTTGGGCTTTAAGTGATCTTTACAAAGAAAGAGAACAAGTTATGCGTGCTAATAGAAAGAATCCTTCTATTGGTGCGTCTTTAGCTTTAGATAAGATTAATACTCAAATTAATAGACTTCAAAGTGAACTATATGATAAAGAAAATGCTCTTAGTCTAGATAAACTTATATTTACTATGACACAACTTAGTCAAGTACGTAAAGGTTTATTGCAAACAGATAAAGATGGAAATATTATTGATAAATCTTCGTTAAAAGAAATTGAAGCTACTGATAAAGCTATTAAACAGGCTCTTGATAAAAATGATTTTTCAGCTATTAATGATATATTTGGCTTGAAAGAATCTAAAACTACAATGAGTGCCGAAGATTATGAAGAGTTTAAAGCTAAACATAAAGATCTTAGACGTAATACAGTTCAAATTCTAAATGAACTTAAAAAACTTGGTGATAAAAATAATGCTATAGTTAATGCTTATAACGAAGCTTATTATTATGGTTTTCAAGAAGCTATAGCTAAAGCTAATATTACAAGTACTGTTGAAGAACTACAAAGTAATGTTCGTATTATTAATAATACTCTTTCTGAAATGAGAGCCATTAAACTTCAAGAAGCTTCTAAAGTTTTTGAAGAACTTCTAGAAAAATATGGTAGAGATACTGTAGAAGCTGGTATGGAAAGTAGTAGAATTGACGATCCTATTATGTTTGATAATGCTACTAGAGATTATTCTGAAGAAGATAAAAATAGATTTAATGAAGCTCTTAAAGTAGTTAATTTTGCTAATGTACAAAATCAAGGTTTGTATCAAAGGTTTGCACAAGTATTGAATTTGAAAGAGATACTATTGATGCAACAAAAGGAGAAGCAAAAGAAAAATACTACCATAAATCAAAATCACACAGAAACAACTGAAAATCAAAAGTCGAACAATATATCAGAAAATGAATTAGAAGCTAACAGCGAGCAAAAAACCAATGAAATAGAAAGTCAAACGGAATTAGAACCAAGCCTACAAAATCAAAATGACCAATCAACAAACCCACAAGTTGAAACTATCGGAGTTACTAAAGATGGTAATATAACATTTGATGAAAGTTCTTCTGAATCTAATATTAACATTATACGTAATGAAGATGGTACAATAGAACTTAATTTAAAAGGTAAAGAAGCTCCTGCTGCTATTAGAAATAATAAAAAGCTATTTGATATCGAAGAAGATGCTTCTGTTATAGATAACAATGCTATTGTTATTGAAAATCCTATTATTAGTATAAGTGATGATGGGGATATTAATACTATTAAGAAAGGAATTATTGGTAAAAACGATAATAGAGTAGAAGTTACTGATAGCCCCCCCGTAAAGGAAATGGAGGATAGTAATACTTCAACTATAGCTAATAGTGATACTGATAGTACAAACGATAATGATAATACTACTACAACTAATGTCAATGCACAACTCAACTCTTCTACGGGGGGGCTACAGTCCAATTCTCAAGTAGAAGTTAGTGACGATGGTGTAGTAATTAGTGATGCTAGTATTCTCAATGATCCTTATCTTAAAATGAATGATGATGTTATAGCTTTAATTAAACAAGCTAATCTAGATAAGACTAAGATTACTATGGATGATATTGCTAAAACATTATATGATAAATATATAGAATTAGGAATTGAAGAAGAAGTTATTGTTAGTAATATAAATAAAATTAGAAAAACTCCTATATTTAATAAAGCTATTAGTAAAACTAATAGTAAAATTGATGCTATTCTTGGGGTTTATGATAGTAATAGAAATTCTGCTATAGATGAAGCTGAAAGTGCTGCTAGTAAAAAATTGAAGTTTACTAAAGAATATCAAGCTTCTACTGATAGATTAATTAAAGAGTTTCTTAAAGATAGAGATGGTATAATTAGAACTGATAGTAATGGTAATGAAAAAGTTTATTTTAGTTTTCAAGAATTACTTCAATGGGTTAATGAAATTAGTCAAACACCTGAAGCAGCATTTTCTATTTATTATTATCTTAAAGAATATATTAATAGTAGAAGCAATGATGATACTTATAAATATAGAATTATAGATAAAGAAGCTCTTAATAGTATTCAATTATTTGATAATAAAAAACATCTTATTGTAGATAATATAGAAAGTAGTAGACATAGACTTAATATTAAAGAACTTATAGATATTTATCAAAAGTCCAATGATGATGTTAAACTTAATGAACTATTAGATACTTTAGATAATGCTCAACTTGGAGAAAGTCTTGATTATGTTGTTAAAGATAATAGAGTTGTTTTAAGTATTAAGAATAAAAGTAAATCTATAATTATTGGTACTTTGCCTGTACCTCATGTATCAGAAACTAAACTTGATACATATATTATGGCTAATGACCGATGGATTTATGATATTAATCAAAACGATGCTGAATCTGGTCTTAAAGATTTATTTAAATCTTGGATTCGAGAAGATACAGAAGCAGGTAGAGAACTAAATGATATTATTTATTCTATTGCTTATGAAAAAGATTTAACTAATGGTCAACTTGATGTATTAGTTGATAGATTTCGTAGAAATAGTGAAATTCAAAAGGCTATTAAAAATGGTCATCTTAATATTAAAGAAGATATAGATTATTATAAAGCTGCTAAAGGTCTAGCTAAACTTTATAAATATATTTCTAAAAGTCAAGTTAAACTTAGAGGAAGTGAAATTGAATATAAGATTAAAGATGTTTTAGAAGATTCTATTGATGATTTCTTTTATAAACTTCTTGATAGTTATAAAGCGATTGAAACTCTAAGTAAAGATGATACTAAAGTTCAATTTAAAGTAACTCTTGATAGTGTTAGTTCTGGTAAATTAAGTAAAGCTATTGATGCTGAAAGCGATTATTTAAATCCTGAAGCAGAAGAAAAAGCTATTGCTGTTAAAGATGCTGTTGTTGATCTTGATATATTTGAATTTGGTTTTATTCCTCTAGGACAAGATAGTTATGGTGAAAGAACTTCTGGTATAGTATATGGAACTAATGGTACTAAACTAGAATATCCTGGTACTCCAGGTAATACTTTTGGTATAGTTAAAGATAAGCAAGGAAGACCTCATCTTGTTAGAGCTTATCCTATTAAATTTGGTGATAGTAGATTAAGTTCTACTATTAATGATATTAAAAAAGATATATTAAAAGAACTTGATGTTCGATTAACAGATTTTGCAGAAAACAAACCTAATGCTCTAGAAAACCTTAGAGAATATCTTAATAATATATTTAATAATAAAGATCGAAGTGTAGGTAGAGGCTTGCTTGATAGTAGAATTCAAATTAGTGATATGGGAAAATATAGATTTGCTATTAGTATTCCTGGAACTAATAATTCTATTATTGTTAGTAGGTATTATAGTCGTGAAACTGGTAATGTTAATCAATTTAGTATTAAAGATGATAGTATAGGTTTTGACCAAAAAGCTCCTTTTGTTGAAGCTAAAAATGTTAAAGACCAAGCTTTAAAAGCTATAACTAAATTTATAGAAGATAGTGCTATTGGTATTAATTTTAACGCTTTACATCATACTATTAATGCTAAATATCCTTTGACAGGTTTTATGTCTACTAATGAACAAGGAGATTTTATTATAACCATTCCTAATAGTAAAACCAATAAACCTACTGTTTATACTTTTAATGATTATAAAAGTTTTCTTATTGATAATAATCTAGTTAAAGTTAATCTTAAGAAAACTAAAGATATTAATGGTAAAGATACTAATTTTGAACGTAGAAATAAAGATACTCAAATTGGTAATCAAGCTGCTTATATTCGAATTGAAAATAGAAATGCTGATGAAATTAAAGAAATAGAAGATATATCTAAAACTACATCAAATGTTGACGAAGGTAGTAGACGAGTAGAACAAGTTATTTCTGTATTAGAGTCTACTGATAAACGTAAACATAAAGGTAATGAAATAGGTCGTATAGTTCTTGGTGATAGTGTTAAAAACTTGTTAAAGCCTATACAAGGTTATTCTCTTTTACCTAAAAATATTATTTTTGATAGTAGTCTTAATAAAAAAGATGGTTGGGAACATGTAAATGCTGTATTTAATGTTGCAACAGGTGATATAACTGTTGGTACAAAATGGCTTGAAATGTTGCGTAATCCTGCTACTAAAGAACAAGCTGTTCGTAAACTTATTCATGAACAACTTCATTATATTCTTAGTAAAGATGGTAATAGTAAATATATAGACCAAATTAAAGAAATATATGATGATTTTGTTCAAGCTAATAAAGATGCTAGATTAGAAGATAGGCAGGGAATTAGAAAATATGAAAAACTTCATTCTAATGAAAGGATTAATCTTGAAGAATTTCTTGTTGAAAGTTTAACTTCTAAAGAACTTATTGATAGACTTAATCAAATTGATGCTAAAAATAATATTGAAAGCAATAAAAAGAAATCACTTTTTCAAAAGCTTATAAACGTTCTTAGCAAATTGTTCGGATGGGATGTTAGAAAAGGTTCTCTTTATGAAAAAGAAGTTAGAATTTTAGCTGATATTGTAAGTCCTAAAAAAGAAACATTAGAACAAAATAAAGAAGTTGTAGAAGAAGCTGAATCAGAAGTTGTAGAAACTGTTAAAGAAGAAACTAAAGAAGTAGCAGAAGATAATTTAGATGATGAATTTAATATAGATATTGATTTCGATTCTTTTAGACAATCTGCTAAAGATGAAGATGTAGAAGTCACTAGTGTTAAAGGTTTTATAGAATCTCTACCTTTAGATAACAGAGAAGCTATTAGAAAATTAATTGATGATGGTGATCTATCTACAAGATGTAGATGATAATAAAAATAAACTAACTAATAGAAATCTTGGAGATGTAGAAGTTATTCTTGCTCCAAGATTTATTTGTTTAATTAATTAATATATTTAATTTATGAATTGTGTTATAGAAGTAAAAGCTCTTAATTCACTTCGCAAACTAGTAGGTAATAATGATAATTTATATCTAGTTTGTTATAGTGAATCTGTAGGTTCTGATAACCAACTTACTGATGGTTTTAAGTCTTGGTATCTTAAAACTTATAATAAAAACATTGAAAGTGTAAAAGCACGTAGTGGTAAAAAGATGGCTGAAGCAGTTTTAGCTTATCATTATTATCTACATCCTGATGGTAATGTTACAGCTAGAAGTAAAAAAGATTCTAATAAAGTTATTACTTTTGGTTATACTGATACTGTTTCTAGAAACTTTGCTAAACAATATACAGCTAATCAAATGGTAATCGCTGCTTCTAGTGAAGAAGCTAGAAATATTTCAGATATTAATAAACGTAGAGAATATCTTATAGCTAGAGCTAAAAATAATATTAAAGCAGAACTTGTAACTCGTATTGAACAAATTAAAAATATATCTAGAGAACAAGCTATTGAAGAATTTAAAAAAGGTATTAAAAATCTTGATGATATTTTTAATGATGAAAATACTACTACACAAGATAAAAATCTTTATGCTCTATTTAATGAAATTATATCTCGTAGTAGAGTAGAAAATAATAATGATAAAACTTTAACTGCTCAATTTTTTGATGAAGTTCTTATGGATAGTAGACTTCAAGCTTATAATTATAAACATGAAGTAAACGATGAACTTAATGAAGAATTATCTGCTGATGAACAAAGTACAGAAAATGATGAAAAAGCAGGAGAAGAAGAAAAAGAAGATTATAAAGATGAATTTATTGCAAATACAGAGCATTCAGGTCTTTATAGTAGCTTTAAAAAACATATTAATGATAAACTTAATCTTTATCTTAGCACTATTCCTAAGTTACTTTCTACAGAAGGTGATGTAACTAATAGACAAAATGACATTAATAATCCTTTAGGTGTTCAAGATTTTCATAGTCCTAATGAATTATTTTCAGTATTATATAGTGGAGATATAGATTATACTAATATTAATACTATGCTTGATAGTATTAAAGCTTTTGCTGAACGTAATAAAACGTATAGTGGTATGATTAAACTTTATGAAGATATGAGTAGTAATTTTAATCTTGCTTGTGAGTTTTATTCTACGTTTAGTAAAATTGTTATATCTAAACAAGAACTTATTCAAAATGGCGATTCTATAAGAGTTTATAATAACAATAGAAATATAGATAAAGAAACTGCTCTTCGTTTTGAATATGCTAATACTCTGCGACATAGTATTTTAAATATTGATAAAGATGTATTACGTGTTAAATATTTAGATATTACTACAGATATTGATAGATTTAGTAAATTTAGAAAAGGTATAACACAAGAAAAAGAATATAATCTAATAAATAAAGTTTCTGATTTAGTTCAATCTGTTTTTACAACTATCGACAAAAATACTGTTGATAGTTTTATTCGTAATAGAGATACTAATATTTATGTAGGTATTCGTGAATTGCTTACATCTGTTGTTAAAGTAATACAACAATCAGATGAAGTAAAAGCTAATTATATTAATCTTAGAAATAACATTAAAGCTGCTACTTATAAAAATAAGCAACTTGATCTTTCTAAACGTAAAGATACTCTTAATCGTCAAGAGATTTGGAATAAATATAGTAATGGTGAATATCCTAAAGCTGAAGATTATGATAATGTAAATGCTTTATATGAAGAAGAATATCTAACTAATCAAGTTATTACTATTATTAATGATTTAGCTAATAAACTAAAACCTTATAGTACTATTAAAACAGAACTTAATTCATATAATGTTCATGGTAATCAAAGTTCAAATGTTATTAATAGTAGTTGGCTAACAGGTTTTATGAAAATGTTAGATAATAAAATTGCTCTTGGTAATTATGGTAAATTTGTATTTCAAGGAAATCAATTTGATTTAAGTAATATTCTTGTTGAAAAACGTGATGAACATAATGATATTATTAATTATGGTTTATTTAGAGAAGTTAATGGTGTAAAAGTTCCCACAGAATATGCTGGACGACTTCTTAAAATAAAATTATTTGATGGTGCTACAGATGCAAATTCAAATACTTCTGCTACATATAGTGAAATGAGTGAAACTGATTATGTAGTAACTGCTTTTTATAATTTCTTTAATAATAAAGATAAAGAAGATTTATTAGGTAATGTTAGTTTTGGTGATTATTTTATGAGAACTCCTTCTGACGCTTCTCGTAATTTTATTGTATCAATGCCTAGATATTCTACAGAAAATCTTCTTATAATTGAAGATGAATTTCAAGTTAAAAACGATATTGAAAAAGAAATTCAAAATATTACTAAAGTAGATCTTGAAGATAGAGGTTTATATGATACTCTAACACCTAGTAGAAGTAATTTAGAAACTGCTATTAAAGATATTACTGAAACCAATATTGCAGATAAATTTGTAAGACTATCTGAAATAAATGGCGACGTTAAACAATTAAATGATGGTGATATTACTAGTGTTACTTTTGAATATAAAGATAAAAAAGGTAATGCTACACAATATGTACTTGAAGGAGAATATACTAAAACTAAAAGTGGTAGTATTATTCTTAAAAATCCTAAATTTGTAGGTATTTTAAGTCAAGATGTTTATGGTGTTGCTAATATTAATGATGATATTAAACAAGCTTTATATGATAAAAAACTTCAAGAACGTATTATAAATAATGAAATTAAACAAAAAGTTAATGTTAATCATTCTATTTATAAACAATATTACAATGTATTTATTCAAGAACTTACTAATGCTAAAACTGCATTTGATAAAATCTTTGAACTTACAGAAAGTGGCGAATATGAACCTAAATTAGATCCTTCTCAAACTTATGCAAATTATCATCAAAAAGGTGGTAAATTTTATATAAAAGATAATAATGGTCGTAAACTTTTAGTAGGTAATGTATTTACTAGTAATAAGTTTAAACTTAATGGTAAGAATTATCTTGGAGAACTATTTACACATAAAGATAATAGTAATAATGATAATGCTTCATTTGATTTCTTCTACGGGGGGGTTACAGCAAAAGTAATACAAGATGCTACAACTGGTAAACTTCAACTTACAGAAAAACAACAAATAGCTGTTGAAGAAGCTCTTAAAAATTATATTCAAGATTTTATTTTAGCTAATATTGAAAAATTATCTGATTATAATAACGTTATAGATGAAAAAGACCTTACTACTGCTAATATTGTAGATTTTACTGTAAATTATAATCTAGCTTATATGTCATTTGATGATATATTTGAAGGTAGTATGAATTTTTATAAAGATACTCAAACTGCTCTTAAACGAGCTAAAGAAGTTCAAGGTTCAGGAATACCTTATGGTATTTTTGATTATAACAAAGATTATACTAAAGTTAATAAAGAAGAAATAACTGCAAGTCCTCTAGCAACTCCTTTTAAAAAGATTGATGAAGACGGTAAAGTTAGTGATTATGTAGTTAAACAATATGATGGTTTTTATGGTGTTACTATAAAGAATACTATTCGTACTCAAAAAGAAGTAGAACCCAATGGTCTTCTTGCTAAGAAACTTGCTACTATTTATCAAAAAGATGGTTTAAGTAAAAAAGAAGCTCTTGAAAAAGCTAATAAGTTTTTATCTAGATATATCGATACTACTGTTAATGATGCTCAATCTTATATTACTTTTGATGAATGGGTTCGAAGAATTACTGCTAGAGGCCAATTTGAAAAATATAAACCTATAATTGAAGCAATTCTTGATGAAAGTAAACCTTTAACTCCTGATGTTATTGATCAATTTATTCAAGTACAAAAGAATTTTTATTATGATTTTCATTATAATGCTCAATTAGGTGTATTAGCTCCTAGACAAATTAAAAATGCTGAATTTGTTTTAGTTCCTAGATTAATAGAAGGCAGTGAACTTGAACAAGTTTACAAACTTATGTCTAAATTTGGTATTGACCAATTAAATACAGAAGAAACTTCTAAAGCTGGTAAAAATAATATTCTTACTATTTGGGATAATGATGGTAATCTAGACAAACATCTTATTGATGATTTGAATAGAAAAAAAGGTTTTAAAAGTGATTTTGCTAAAAGAATTAATGATATTGAAGTAAAACAACTTTTTGATTATAATCATCTTTATACTCAACAAGAAACACCTCAACACGTTAATGCTGAAAACAAAGCTGCTATTCAGATTATGAAAAAAATAGTAGATAATATTGATAGTAATAGTTCTCTTTATAAATATAAAGAAGAATTTATGCTATTACATTCTGCTAATGTTGAAGAATCTTTTATTAAATTAATGTCTGAAATAGGTGTTGAAGTTGACGAAAACAATAATATTAAACTTAATGTTGATGGTAATATTGAAAACATAGATTTTAAAGTATTCTTTGAAAAACTTCAAGCTGAAGCTCAACGACAAGCTCTTGATAGTAATGCAATGGATTTTCTTACTATCGATGAAGAAGCTATGTTTGCTAATACTCCTAGTACTAGAATGCCTTTGATTATGAGCAATATTTCAACTAAACTTGAAAATATTGCTCAAGCTATGTTTAATAACACCATTACAAGACAAAAACTTCCTGGTTTCCATGCTGCTCAGATTACTAGTATTGGCTTTAAAGCTTTTGGTGATTCTGTATCAAAAAGAGTATATAATGAAAATCTTCGTTACCATAGTGATGAAAATGGTAATTATACAGATTATGTTGAAATAATGCTTTCTACAAGTAACTTTAGTTTTAAAAGAACTAAAGAAGATGGAAGTTATAAAACTGATGAAGAATTACTTAAAGAACTTCAAAATGCAGGTCTTGATGAAATAATAGGTTATCGTATTCCTACTGAAGGTAAACAATCTGTTTGTAAATTTAAAGTTGTAGGTTTTACTGATGATGCTTTAGGTTCTACTATTGTAGTTCCTGATGCTTGGGTTTCTCAAACAGGTTCTGACTTTGATATTGACTCTGTTTATGGTATTCAATATAATACTAAAATAGATAGTTATGGTGAAATTCAAAAAGTTGCTTATAATGAAGTGTCTACTAAGAGTTACAATAAATATGTAGAAGATAATGTAGAAGATAAAATATTATTAGATAATCCTGAATTTAATCATAATAATTGGGCTGTAGAACATGGTTTATTAAGTAGAGATGAATGGTCTAAAGAAAATCTTGATAAAATTATTAAAGATAATTCTAAAGCTGCTCGTCAAAATAAAATGCTTGATGATATTAAAACTATTCTAAGTCATGATGAAAGTCTTGAAGAAAATCTATCTTGTTCTCAATTTGCAGATTTGATTGAAGCTAGAAATGAACTTATGAGTGGTGAAATGAAAGCTAAACGTTCTACGAGAACTTCTTATAACTTTCTAGACCAAGCTGCTTATCAATATGATGCAATGTCTGGTGCTAAACTTAAAGCTTTTAGTGTTACTCGTGATACATTTTGTTCTATTTGTAATACTGTAAGACCTACTTTATCAAAAGATGCTCAATTTACTGTTGTACTACCAGCAGATAAGTATAACATTAAAGATGTTAAAGCTGCTTTTGGTAATAATGCAACTTATAATAAAACTAATAACACAATTACTCTTAAAGTTGATAAATTTGGTTGGTCTGAAAATAATAAAAACATAGTTGGTAAGATTCTTACAGCTTATAGTTCTGAAACTACAGCTCATATTTTGGATGCAGTTAAAGAAGGTGTTGTTCCTAATGAGAATGATTATACTTTTGCTGTATTTAAAATGTTTCCTGATCTTGGATTAGATTATAATACAGCTTGTGCATTTATTATGCAACCTGCTATTACTAGAATTGTAGATGCTTATAACGCAAATAAGTCTATTTATACTTCTGGTAACTTTAATCCAATTCATACTGCAATAAAAGATATTGCTAAAGATTTAGGAATAGTAACTACAAATATACATAATATTAATGATATAATTGATAAACTTAATAAAAATAAAAAAATTAAAGATATACTTAAACAATTTAAACTTAACAATATTACATTAAATGACAAAGATTTAAATGATACACCTATTGATATAACTTTATTATTTGATAGAATTAATAATAATAATATTTTTAATAAACAAAAAGATAAAGAATATCATAAAATTAATATTACTAAAATTATATCAGGCGGTCAATCAGGTGTAGATACTATAGGTTTAGAAATAGGTAAACAATTAGGTATTGCTACAGGAGGAACAGCACCTAAAGAATATGTTACAGAATATGGCAATAATACTGATTTAAAAACTATTTATGGTTTAGAAGAAGTATCTGATGAAATAGAACGTAATCATTTTAAAAATAAAAAATATAATAAATATACTGCAAGAACTGAACAAAATGTTATAAATTCAGATGCTACTATTTATTTTAATATTGGAGATAGCGATATTGCAGGATATGTTGCTACAAAAAAATATGCTAAACTTCACAATAAACCTTTTATAGAAAACCCTACAATAGAAGAATTGCAAAGTTTTATAGATAATAATGATATAAAAGTTATAAATATTGCTGGAAATAGAGATAGTAGTTTAACTTCTAAAGATAAAAAACAAATACAAGATATATTATATAAAGCTTTTACAGAACCTATACAAGAAAAAGAAAATATTAATTCTTTTGTATTCGATATTCTAACTGTTCTTCAATTCAATAAACTTAATAATACTGCTCAAACTATTGGTGATATTACTAGAGTATTTAACCCAGATAAGTTTGGTGCTAAACAAAGTATTTTTGCTACTGAAAAAGTATTTGATGATATTAATATTCTATTAGAACGAGATAAAGATTCTGAAAGACTTCCTTTACTTGTAGGTGAAGATAATATCATAACTGCTGTTTATCCTGGTGTTGAACAAGGTTTTGATGAATTTATTCAACAAGAAGATAGAATTAATGATTCTAAATATCCTACACTTTATAGTTTCTTAAAGTATGCAACAGCACCTTCAATTAAGGTTAATAAAAAGTTGTTTGCTACTAAAGCTACTAAATTTGATGATATTGTAAAAAGTCTTGATAAAATGTTTAGTAATGGTAAAGTTATTACTGAAAAGACTTATAATGAATTTAGTAATTATGTTCTTAGTAGTTTATATAATCAAACTCCTGTTATTAAACAACCTTTATATTTTGATGTTAATAATGGTTTGCAACCTTTAATTGTAGATAATCCTAATGTAGATGAAGTAGAAGAAGAAAGACTTAGAATTTATGGTTTTAATAAAGATGCAGAATTATTAGTAACTGATGATAAAGGTGATACTGTAGAATTTATTGTTGAAGATGCTAATAATCCAACTGAAGCAGAAATTAAACAATTTCTTACATTAAGTCCTGCACAAAAAGTTCTATGGATTCAACAAAGATTTGATAACGGTCTTGTAACTAAATATCTAAGAGCTAACATTAGTGGTTCTAGATTTAATACTGCTCCTCATAGTATAAGATTTATTGAAAATAGTGACAATGTTGAAACTATATATGATGAATTTTATAAAACTTTAAATAACGATAATCCTTTACTTGCTGCAACTGCTGTAGATTTGATTAAATATGCTTTTGTAGTTGAAGGTTATAAAATGAAAAGAGGGGGTGTTAGTAAAGTTATTAAGAATACTGCCTTGTATGATAGTTTGAATGACAACGGTTCTATTGAATCAGGTATTGGTTTTACTTCTGACTTTGAACAAGTATTTGATAATTTTGTTAATTTTGCTAATGAAAATGAAATTAATACTATAAAAGAAAATTATCTTAGAAGTACACCTAATAGTAATAATATTCTTACTAAAAAGATTCAAAAAGTTAATAAAACTAATGTTCTAGGACATTCTTATTATGGTATGTATCAAATAAATACTACTAATGAAGAAGTTTTACTTAATCACGGTATCGTTTATGAAGATAAAACAGGTGAAACTATATATAATAAATATGTTCGTCTTAAAGATGGTAATCAACCTTCTGTATTATATAAGATATTTAAACATAAAGATAGTGTTTTCTTAATTCCTCTAAATGAACTTGTTACTAATGAAAATGCTGAACTTAGTGTAGATAATAGTAAGAATAAATATCCTAGTAAAGCATTCTATTGGGAAGCTATTAAAGATTTTACTGGAGGTGATATTAAAGTTCTGTTTGATAATAAGTGGAGTGATAGTTTTGAAGATAGACTTAAAGCTAAAGGTAAATCAATAGATGATTATAAACGTGAAGTTAATGTTAAAAGTTCTTTGAATAAAACATTTGATTTAAACGCTCCTAGTAAAGAAGATGCTGTTGCCTTTGAAGCTATTAGAAATAAAATTAATAGTTATTTTGGTTCAGTAGATGGTAGTAATAAAAAATCTCTGTGGATTTCAAATTTGGCTCTAACGAAGTATATTAAGTCGAGTAATATAAATGATGCAGTTTTGCAGCAAATGCTTGTAGAACAAAAACTAGACGGCAAATCGAACCACAACATACCAATGTTGTTTAGCATTAGAAAAGCTTCATACAAAGAATATGCTCACTTCTTAAAACTGAAAAATAGTAATAAAGTTATTAAAGATAATAATACTAGTGCTGTAGAAGTTTTAAGTAATCTACAAAAAGCTGTAAAAGCTTCTGGAAAAGATTTTAACGATTATCCTATATTTGTTATAGATAAAGTTAATAAAATTGATACTACAGATAATACTGAAATAAGATTGTCTGCTATTGATGAAGGTGCTGCTGAAATGGGTGTTAAAGCTTTTGACTTTACAGCTAAAGCTGGTTTTGAATCAGGTGTTAAAGCTAAAGCTTTATTTAACGATCTAACTGGTACTAATAACCCTTCTGCTGCTAAACAACATATTAATGGTACTGTTAGAATTACAGCAGAGTTTGTTGATAATACTGTTAATAAGTTGCTACATGATATTGAATATTTTGCTTATGATAAAGAAAAAGGTGAAAATCTTAGTATAGATAATCCTAAAGTTATGGAACTTGCTCTTAAAGATAATGCTGAAAGAGATAAAGTTCTTGCTTTAATGCTTACTACTAAAGGTTTACTTGATAATTTTGTTGAATATAGGATGCTTGATATTACTAGTGAAGATGAAAGTATTAGAGATCATCTTACTACTATTCAGAATAAAATTAATCAATTAGCTACCGATAGTAGAGTTGATAGAGCTTTTAAGAATTTTGGTAATCATTATCTTACTAAACTTAGTGATGATCCTAGATTTGTACAAGATCTTCTTACTATATTTGATGGTTATCATAGTACTAGTTTATTTGAAGCTTGGATTAATGACTTGCAAGAATCTGCTAATCCTATAGTTCAACTTATTACAAGTACTGTAATGAAGAATATAACTCAAGATGAACTTATTACTAAAGAACGTATTAGAGAATTTCAACAATTTAGAAGAGATATTGAAAAAGAAGCTAAAAGTAAAGGTCTTAGTATAGATTTAAATAAGATTGTTGATGAAAATACTAGATTGATTCAACCTTATACTAAAGAACTTGTAGAAGAATTTAGTAATTTAGTTCAAGAAGTTAAATCTCTTAAAGCTCAAGGTGATGAAATGTTTACAGAATATCTTCTAGCTAAACATAAACTAGATGATTTTAAACTTAAACATTTTGAACAACCAGTTGTCGCTGAATATTATAAAGAAAAACTTAGAATTGAAGGTGAAATGCTTGCTGATGGTATTGGTTTAAAACCTCAAATTGTATTTGAAGATGATCCTACAGCTAAAGTTTATGACCCATTTCAACCTAAAGAAGAAACTAATTCTAAATACAAAGGTAATCGTTTTATTCTAAGTCATTATCTAAAACTTAAACAAAGACAATTTGAATTAAGAAGTCATGTTGATAGTGAAGGTAATCTTGGAGAATATTGGGCTGAAGAACTTAAAAAGATTGAAGATGAACTTTATAAACTTGTATATGAACCAATTGATATAAGTTATTATGAAGGTGAAAGAATACCTGATAAAGAAAAAGATCCTAAAGCATACGAACATTATCTTCTTTACGGGGGGGCTCCCAGAATTGCTCTAAAGAAGTATATTCAAGCTATGAATGACCTTAACGCTAAATATTTTAAATATGATGCTATATATGGTTTTAATGAAGAACTTAAACGTAATCTTGAAACAATTGCTTCTTATGAAGAAAGAACTGCTACTGGTGAACTTAAAGTTCCTATGAGTGAGTTAATGAAAAAATCTGATTATGTTAAAGCTAAAACTTGGATTACTAGAAATGCTCGTTATGTTCATTCTGAAAAGTTTTGGAAAGATGTAAAAGATGCTCTACTTAATGTAAATAGAGGAACTCAAGGTAAAGATAATACTAGAAATTTGATTAGAAAGTATGCTGAACAAGGAGAACTTTATGATGTTAATAGGGTAGTCGATGCTAGTAAACTTACTGATGAACAAATAGCTGCTATTAAAGAATCTCAAAGAAAATATTATCAATTTCATCAACAAAATGGTTTATCTGATAGTAAGCTTATTAAAAACGGTAATAGAAGTAGAACTATTTATACTAGTGAATTTTATAAACGAATGACTAGTGATGGAGAAATTACTCAAGAATATAATGAGCTTTGTATGAGAATTAATGAACTTCTTGGTAAAGTTTATAATAGTCATACTAAAACTGTTAGAACTGATGAAATGAGTCTTTCTGATTTATATCTACTTCAAGAACTATACGATGAACTTGATAAGGTTACTAAAAAGGTTGGAGCTAGTAATGGTAAAGAGGTTAAAAAGTTTATTAAAGAAAATGTTGATTTTACTATTACAGAAGAAAATCAAAAACTATTTGATACTCTTAATGAATGGGCTAAAGCTAAAGCTGAAACTTTAGGAGAAGAATGGTATAAAACTTGGTATGAAGTTAATACTGAATATAAACGAGATGAAAATGATGAGATAATGTTTGATGAAAATGATCAAATGATTAGACAACCTAATAGTCGACTTTATGGTAGTATTACTCCTAAAAAAGAAGTTGCAGAGAAATTTACTGATGTTAGTAAAACTAAAGCTTTAGAGAAACTTAGAAGTTTACTTAGAAGTGATAAAACAGAATATTATTATAGAACTTATCAAGAAAAACTTAAAGAAGGTAAAGAAGCTTTTAATAAATGGTATGAAGATAATCATATTTATGATCCTTTTAAACAAGAAGTTGTACCATTACAATGTTGGACTATAAGTGTTCCTAATACTGAAGCTAACCCTGAATATGAAGGTCATTATGTACCAGCTTTTAGAAATACTAAAAGAACTATTAAAGATGGTCGAGATATTCATGGAGATCTTGATGGTTCTGAAGATATGACTAATTATAAATATAAAGAAAATAATCTTTATGGTAATTATATTAAAGGTAGTGGTTATGATTCAAATGTAGTTTTAAATGAAGCTGAACAAAAAGTTAAAGATAAGTTTGAAACTATTATTCAAGGTTTAGTTAAAACTCAATCTGGTATGAGGTATATACGTGATGGTAAAATGCCTGTTGAACGTAAACCTGGAAATACTACAATTAAAACTCTTTCTAAAGAAGCAGCTAAGTTTATAGGTTGGGTTGATGCTAATGTTGGTTATGAAGAATTTTACACTGATGCTAGTATTACTTTTGCTAATGATAAAACAATGGACATGCCAATGCTTCATGCGTTAGAAAGTAAAAATGGTGCTAAATTTAATGAAAAAGAACCTCAACTTGAAGATTTTGATAAAATTGAAGATTATAATAAACTAAAAGCTGAATATGATATTCGTAAAGCTGAATTTAAAAAGCTTAAACAAAAAGAACATAATGATGCTGTAAATAGAGATTGGTGGGAAGTTGTAGAACATTTTATGGAACAAGCTGGACATTTTAATTCAGTTCAATCTAATAAACTTCTTCTATATTATGGTGAACGAATGCTTAGAGATTATGAAGTATATCAACAAAGACTAGGTTTTGGACATCTTAATAAAGATAAACTTCTATCCGATGGTGATAAAGTTGTTTATGAAAAAGCTATTGATAGTAAAATACATGGTCAATATGTAAATTGGCTTAAAAGGATTCTTTATAATCAATATAAAGAAAAGAACAATAAGTTCACTAAAGTAGCCAACTTCATGCAGAACTTAACATCAAACACGTATATGATGCTTAATATTAAAGGTGGTATTGCTAATATTCTTATGGGTGAAACTCAAATACTTGGTGAACAATTTGCTAAAGAATATTTTAATACTTCTGATTGGGCTAAAGGTAAAGCTTATTGGACAGCCAATGTTTTAAGTTTTATTCATGGTATGTATAAAGATACTTCTATTAGTGTAGCTGATGCTATTGTTAAATACTTTAATGTAATCGATTATGATGAACTTACAGGACAAGTTAAAGTAGCAAGTGCTGAAGAAGCTGTTAAAAAACTTCGTGATTTGATGTTTACACCTCAAGCTATAGGTGAACATTTTATGCAAAATGGTGCTATGTTTGCAATGATGGAAAGTCATAGACTTTTTGAAAATCCTAAATATAATGAACAAACTAATGCTCATAGATATATTCTAAAAAATCTTGCAGAATATACTAGAGATTTAGCTGATATTGAACTTAAAAAGATGATTACAGCTGAACAAGCTAAAAAGTTTGATGCTCTTAGAGAAGAACAACTTAAAGATGCTGATAGTAAAAAGTATTATGTTAGGTTTAGAAAAGATCTTACTACTGAATTTGCAATTAGATATCTATCTAAAGAAGAACGTAAGACTTGGAGAAATAATTATGATAAAGCTGTAAAAGAAGCTAAAAAAGAGTTTGAAGATGATAGTAAGCATCCTACTCTAATTAGTCAATTCAAACTAGCTGATGATAGAAAACTTGGTTTTAAAGATGATAGTATTTTAAGTCAACTTCCATTAGAAGACCGTACTAGAATTTTAGCTATGTTTAAACGTAGAGTTGTAGCTGTTAATAAAAAGATTCACGGTAATTATGGTAAACTTGATAGAGCACAAATTGAAAAATATTGGTTTGGAAGTCTTGTTATGCAATATCATAAACATATATATCCAGGTCTTATGAAACATTTTAGACGAGAAGGTTATTATAATGAAGAACGTGGAACTATTGAAAAAGGTTGTTATGTTTCTCTTATAGACTTTCTTAAACTAAATGCTAGAACTGTACAAAAAGAAAATGGTATGACTGATGCTCAAAGAAATGTTGTTGAAAGTATTCAAAATGTTTTAAAACATAGTGTTGATTATTTGCTTCAACTCAAATCTACATATCATACTCTACCAGCTTATGATAAAGCTAATATAAGAAGATCTCTTGCTGAAATTGCAGCTGTATTCTCTGCTTTGTTCTTAGCTATTGGTGCTAGAGCTATTCTAGATGATGATGAAGATAACTTTATTGGTAATCTAGCATTATATGAAGCTGATAGACTTGCATCAGAATCTATGCAATATAATCCTATAGGTATTTATGCTGAAAGTAAAAAACTTTGGTCACAACCTGTTGCAGCAACTTCTATTGTTACTGATTTAATTAGTAGTGCTGGTCATATTAGTAAAATGCTTTTAGAAGGTGATGATTATGATCTTACATTTAAGAGTGGTCGTTTTGCTGGTCAAAACAAACTTGCTGTTTATATTGCTCGTAGAACACCTCTTTATAGACAATATGATGGTTTGATGCACTTATCTGATGATAATCATTATTATAAACTTACAGGTAATATTACTTCGTTTAGTCAACCTATTTATGATGCTATAAGCAAATAGAATGATGATTGGACACTAGCCCCCCCGTAAAGGAAAAGGGCTAGTGTTTATTATTAATATTAATTATATTAAAGCTATGAAACTTATTTATAATAAACTTATTCCTTTTAAAGGTTACGCGGCTATTACTATATGTGAATGGATTTTTATTAATAAAAATCATAAATTTAGTAGTACTATATTTAATCATGAAGCTATTCATGTACTTCAAACTAGAGAATGTCTTTATTTGATGTTTTATATATGGTATGTGCTTGAATATCTAATTAAACTTATTATTACTAGAAATCATAATATTGCTTATAGAAGTATTAGTTTTGAACAAGAAGCTTATGATAATCAAAGTAAACCTTTTTATAGAACTGGTAGAAATCATTATGCTTGGTTGAAGTATTTGTTTAAGTTGTATAAGGTCTGATGTAAGGTCTAATGTTAGTGTTAAACGCGATAGTAAAAAAATGCCCCAAGTTATCCTCACGGACGACTTGGGGCTTATCATTTAACTAATTAAAAACAAACATGAAGGTTATTGTATATTTTAATTTCGTTTGTATGAGTTTATTTTCATACAATGTGATTAGTTGTACCAAAGAAATGGTTTAAGGCCGCTAGCAGCTTAAAACCAATCAAATATGAAGTCTTTTATAATTCTAATGCTTTGCTGCAAATCATTCAACAAAGCTATCCTTTGGTATTAATAAATATCTTCTAGTATTTTTCATTAACTCTAATACAACAACCAACACTATGTTTATTTTTAATTTCAATATAATCTTCTATATAAAGAAAAAGAGTAGATAGACTTTATTATCGTCTACCTACTCCATCACTCAAACTAAACGTACAAAAAATTATCTTTTACAATATAAATCAATATATCTTTGATATACAATTGTAGGATTACTACCAACAGTTTTAAACTTAACAGTTTCATAGTTCATAAAAACTATAGCAGGAAAGTCTCGAATACGTTGTTTTTCAAGAAAACTCTTAGGAACATCATCTTTATCAAGAACATCCAAAGTAATTTCTTTAGTACTAAGTTTAATAGCATCAACCATATTACGTCTAGCTATAATACAACCTTCACAACCTACTGTAGTAATAATTAGAATCCTATTTTTAATAGTGGCTTTATTATTCTCCATTATCTTGTTATGGTTCTTGTGAAGCTTCAGGTTCTGAATCAAAATCATTTATTACAGAATCTATAACTTCAGAATAAACATCATCTTCAAATACAATATTATTGTTAGCAAGTCTTGCTCTCAAACATTTTTCATATTGACGCATAGCAGCAAGTTGCATACAAAGATTAGCAAATTCAGACTTATGAATATGACTAGTATCTTTATTGTAAATAAAGTTTTCAAGTTTACACAAACGAACATAAAGATCTTTATGTTCTTTAATTAGTCTTTTGACAAAGTTCTCCATATTGTTTAATATATAAATAAATTAGTTTCCAGTACTTCCATGACCATCTTCTCCACGTTCAGTTTCAGACAGTTCTTCAACTTCTACAAATTCTACTTGAGGATAAGGCATTACAATAAGTTGAGCAATACGATCTCCAGTAACATAAGGAGGTTGAATAGCATTACGTGAATCATCACGTTGCTTAAATGTAGCCATAATTTCTCCACGATAACCTGAATCAATAACACCTACATGATTAGTCATATAAGCATCAGTTTTACGATTAGAAGAACGGGGATAAACTAAACCTACGTAACCTTCAGGAATCTCTATAGCAAGACCTGTACCATAAATATACTGATCATTTTCTGCATTATACTCCATAGAAACTGCTGTAAGATCTAAACCAGCATCGTTAGGTTTAGCATAACTAGGAACAACAGCTTCTTCTGAAAGTTTCTTTACTTTAATAGTAAGTTTATTACTTTGTGCAACATCTTGTACATTTTCTTGTGCACTTTCTTGTTCTGTTTTACTTTTAACCATATCAATATAATTTAAATTATGTAATACAAAAATAAGAGTAATAATACTATTACTCTTATTCTAATTGTTAAATAATTAATAATGTCTAATACATCACATTCCTTTTACGGGGGGGCTATAACTACTTATAGTTCTAAAGCCATTTGTGTCCTTATATCCATTATAGGAATTAAGACTAAATAGGTTACAAACACTACCCCTAGTATCAACATAAACACCAAACTTGAAGTCAATACGACTTTTAATTTTTTGTTTTTACTAATACTATTAATAACAGCAATAATAGTTGCAATTATTGTAAGAAGTGGATTTAGAATAACAAAAAGAAGAACATTAATAGTACCATAACTGATATTACTATTATTACTCCACCATTTCATAATGTCAATACATAGTTGACAAAGTTCATCATAATTACTTAAATTCATATTACCATCTGCATCAATATGCTATACAGCAAGTTTATACACTTCGTTTAAAGCTTTATTACAAACTCTAGCAGTATTACCATATAGAAGACTATCCATACGTTTTTCACCAGACATATTTGAAACATTTGAATAAAATCCTGTTATAGCATTATATGCACCCCAAGCAGTACCTGCAATTTCTTTTTGACCTATACCTTCATGATAATACTCATACATACTAACAATATTGTTAACTTTGCGAGTACTAAGTTCAAGATATTCTACAGTAGAATAATCTCTATTATATAGTTTCTTAAGTGCAGACTTTGGGTCAGAATAACAATTAAGTAATTCTCTTTCTTTATCTGTAAAATTAAGATTAGCAATGAATTGCATAACAGCTTCATCATTCATTTTAGTTACAGCTAAAGCATTATAAAGTTGAGATACATAATCAGCATGTTCAGCAGAAACTTTAAGTATTTCACTACCTATTTCTAAACGACCTTTAACGCTTTCTGTATGTCTTAATCGAATAAAACTATTAGAATGATTTAAAGCACTATTTAAAGCATTAGTACAAATAACTCTAATAGGTGTAAATAAAATAGTTACACTACTACTACCATCGTGAGAATTACTAAAAACAAGATAATTATCTATTTCATCATTACCTACTTTAATAGTATTAGGTAATTTAGCAGTAACAAATACTTTTTGTCCTACACCAAATAAACCAGCAGTTTGCCAAATAGCTTTATCTTCTCCTATAGCATCATTAAAAAATTTAAAAGCATCAATATTTTGAACAACTTCATATTTATCTTTAACAATGCCTAAAGGGAGATTAACATCTGTTCTATAAGTACAAAAAGCTTTTGGACATTCTCTATAAACATGACCTTTATAACTAAAATCACCATTAGTTTCATCGATATTATTATTACGATTTACACCAAATGGCATTTTAGCTACAAGTTCACATTTTTCGACATTCCAATCTAGCTTTACTTTAGTTATAACTTCTTGTGCAGTTACACAATCTATTACAGACTTACCTATACCACTAGACCAAGGCAAACCTTTAATATTATATTTACTCATTTTATAGTTATATTTTTATTATGAACTATACGTCCTATAGTAATATCGCTATCATCATCATTGATTTTTTCTTTAATAGCAGTTTTACTAATAGAAGCTTCTATTTCAGGTTCTCCTATAGCTTCAATTATAGCTTTAATAGCTTTAAAATGATCGCCTTTAAGAAGATTTCTGAAATTAGTATTAAAAGTAATCTTACCTTCAAATGCAGCTAAATCGTCAGAATTAAAATCAATAGGAACTGTAACTTCTTCTTCTCCTATCATTTCAGTTCTAGTTAAAGCTAAATCTTTAATGACATTTTCTTCAATACCATCAACAACTTTAAGTTGATTTTGATAAATCAAACCAGCTATTGCACGTTTATAAGAATCAACTATACCATTGACTTTATCTTCATCGACTTCTATACTAGAACTATTTCTAATAGAAACTTTACCTGTACCATAATCTACAAATTTAGTACCAGATTTATTAGTATCACCGAATAATTCTATAGCATCGATTATAATAGCAGATATACTTTCTATTACTTTCTTTTTAGCAGTTTTAAGTTCTTTAAGTCGATTCATTTCTTCATCGATAGCTGCAATATCTGCTTTAAAACTTTTAATACCATCAGTGAAAGCTTTAATCTGACTAGTAAAATCTTGCTGTGTAATAGCAAGTTGTTCTTCTAATTCATCAGTAAGCTCTCCACCATTTTCTTCAAGTTCTTGGTAAATATCAAGAAGTTCTGCTTTAATGTTATATATACTATTCATATTTTATTAATCTTTACTATATAATGCTCCTGAAACTTGAATCTTAATTGAAACTCTTTTAGTTATATCATCGCCTTTTATACTAATAATCTTAATTAGATTATTATTAAGTTCATTTTCATTTAAAGTTGTATCGATAGTTTTATCTAATTTATAAATATAATAATGACTTCTTACATAATTTTGAAAACAAACATCAAATTCATATTCGTCTCCAATTGATTCTATTACATTATCTATAAAACTTTTTACAGTTATATTTTGAATATCACTATTATCATAATTTATAAGTTTGTATTCTTTACTACAATCAGGATTTGTTTCAATACAATACATTTTATAAAGTTTATAATCATTGTCTTTAAAATCAATTTTTAAAGCATAAACCTCTGGTTCAATAGTTGGAACAAAACTAATTATATTATTAAGTTCATTAAATTTTAAATAAGTACCAACACTTTGTTTAATTTTATCTATAACATAATATTCAGTATCAATTTTAAAATACCAACAGCATTTACGTCTATCAATATCAACATTAAGTCTAAACTCTTCGTCAATACATTCTAGATAAGTTGTTAAAGTACTAGCTACAGCATCAAATCCAATAACAGTTAAAGGATGATCTGCTATATAATTTTGAATATTATGTATAGTTGCTTGTTGTTGACCAACAAAGCAATTAAGAAGTTTATTTAACATAGTTCTTTATTTTCAATATCGTTAATAACTACTTTTATACTATCATGAAACGTATTAATAGAATCAACTCCTATAAAGCCTGTAGGATGAAGAGTTTTATCATTAATAGTTTCGCTATATTTAGTAATAAGACGAGATATAGTATCAAGAATTATTGTATTATCAGTATTATTACTAATAAAACATTGTTTTAATTCTTCAATTTTGTAATAAATGTAACAGATAACTGCTATACTTATTACAACACAAATAATAATAATTATAATAATCATAGTTTCATGTTTTAATTTATAATTCTTCTATTACTAATTGGTTTTCAGTAATCATGTAAGAAACTTTATCGAGATTAAAACCTTTACTTTCAATTTCACATTCTACAACTTCATTTTCATTATCTAGATAATCAGACAAATCAATACTGAAATGATATATAAATTCAGTATCATAATCTAATATATAAACTTCTTTCATTACTTTTGTTTTATTAATTCTTTAATTTTATCTGCAATAACTTTAATATTAGGATGTGGAGCACCACTAATACCATCACTTTTTAAAGCAATAAAATCTTTCCAATCATCTTCAAACGCTGTATGAACAACTTGAGTTTTAAGACTAAGAGGAAGAACTTCTCTTGCTTGGTAAGGCTTCCAACCTTTAGATAAAAGACGAAGATAATGATGTTCAGCTTCATTATTAGATAAAAGCCATTCCCCTTCACAAGTAAGGTTATCATCAAAATCAACTATATCAAAAGGTTTACCGTTAATATGAAGTTGATTTTTTCCAGTAATTACAGACCTACCGTAATCTTTAACTTCTCCATCTTCTAAATCGAGCCATTCAGGAATAATAAAAGTAAGACCATTATCAAACTTATCTTTAGAATAATTACAATATCGAGTACTTTCTTCAGAAATACTATGACAACGATGTCTATTAAGTTCACGAGAAACACCAATATTAGTTATAATACTAAAAGTATAGCGTTTTATATGTTGAGAAATATTATAAGTTAAATAATTTAGATCAGTCAACCAATCATTTTCAATAAGAACTCTAAGATTAGTAGTGATGCACGCTTCAGCAAAAGAAATACCTCTATTAAATAAATCATTATTATAAACCTTTACAACAACACGAGAATAATGGTTTCTGATATATTTATCTTTCATTTCCCAAAAACGACCTTCAGCATTCGTTATTCTAAGATAAACAGTAGCATGTTCAAGAACACTCATGTGACTACTTTTATCTTTTTTAAAACCATTTTTAATAATAGTTCTAAGAAAAAAACTTTCACCAGATTCTCTATTTCTAATAGGTTCATTTTGGTAACAAACACGAGCACATTTTGCAGCATGTTCATAAAGACCATGAACAGTATTATCTTGTTGCCAATATTCAACATTAGGTTTAATAATTTTCATAATTATAATTTTAATATTACAATAAATAATTATAGCACCCCCGTAAAGGAAATGTGCTACAATTATTATTTATTATTTTAATCTAATACTACATCATTATGATTATCTTTTTTCTTATTATCAAGATAAGCAAGATACATGAGAGAATAACAAGCTAAATCTCTAAGAGTATCTTCAATAGATTCATCTTTAACTTCACTTTCTACTTTACTAAGAGTTATAAGTCGATTCATTTTATCATACAATCGACCTACAGCATAAGCATCTCCTATAACATCACAACCTTTACTAAAAGAATCGCCATAATCATGATTCTTTTTAGCATAAAGTTCGGCACAATCTACAGATTGTTTAATAAAATCAGCAACTTCTTTGGTAGCTAGATCTTTTTCAATATTAAATTCAATTTCTATCATAATAGTTGTATTATAAGTTTATATACCTTTAAATTTATCATTAAGTTTATAATAATTTACAAACTCTATAATTTCTTCTAACCAAATAGTAGTACAACTTATTTTAATGTACCAATCGTAATAACCTAAAGCTATACCATCTATAGTAGTTTTTTCAGAATATCCTATTTCTTGAAGTGTATAACCTCCTACATGTATATCTTTATCAATAACATTATGTATAAAGATACCATGTTGATTTACTTCAGTTTTACCTCTTATCATAACATTAACAAAATAATTCCAAATATTAATTGCAGCATTTAATGAAACACTATTATAATTAGATGTAATTACTTTATTAATATCTTCATCGTAATATAATTCGATATTATCAAAATCAATACTATAAGTTGTTTGAGTAATATAGCTACCAGTAACTATAAAATCATTAATGTAACCACGTGTTATAATTTTTACATATCTTTTATAATAAGTAACTCTAATACCATGATATACAACTTCTCTCCAAAAATCAACTAAAGGTTTATTATCAGTATTTAATGCAAGTAAAGCTTTATACCTATTATTAGTATTTTCTTCATAAATTTCATTAATCAATGTTGCATTATAACTATTAATAGCATCTGCTTGTATTCGAAGAAAATCTTGATAAGTAGTAATATTAAGTAGTCTATTATCATAGATATACCTAGAATCTTTATCTGCTTCTGTATAAGGCGTGTCCCAACGTTCAACTACTTGTTTAAAACTAATACCAGCACCTCTACCATATCTACTCCAACATAGTTTTTGTTCTATAAATAGAATGTCATCATTACTAAAAACTTTATTAGTTACAATATCTTTCAGACTAAACTGCTTTTTTATTAAAACATATTTAGTAGACCAACCTTTATACTTTGTAGCATAACAAGCATAAGGAATAGGTTTACTATACCAATCATATTGATTAGGTTTATATTTACGAATCATTTTCGTAAAACGTTCCCAAAAATCAAGATCAATAGGATTTGTAAACCTATTTATAATCTGACTACTACCTTGTAACACAAGAAATGCTTCACTATATATTCTAACAAAATCATCAACATAAACTCTTGATGCTACTTTAAGAAATTCTTCGTCATTACGATTTTCAATAATGTAATCATAATCAATAAATGTATTGCTATAAGTAAGTTCCCAATCTAAAGGAACAATACTATTAATACAACCATTACCAAAATCTTTAGTAATATGAATTCTTTTATTACTTCTATCAACAATACCTACTAAAAACCTTTTTAAAAGTTTATGTATATTATTATTGTCAATAGCTTGTTTAGCTTCTTTTACAGTAAGATTTATTTTATAAATATAATTATCTACTGCAACATAATAATTTTTAGTTGAATTATTACATACAACTAATAAAGGGTCATCAATAAATTTAATAATACCTTCTTTATATTTATAACAATATCTTGTTCTATTATTTACTTTCATAGTTTGAATATAATAGTTTATATAATATTTTAATTTCTTATTTAAGCTAATAATTTTTAATCAGTTTACAATTAATCAAGTTTAATAAGAGAATCGATTAGACAAAAGAAAAGCAAGCAAAAACCAAATAATTCAAGTTTCAGATAGTCACATGAATATTTGAAGTTTCACTTGCTTTTTGAGAATTATAAGTATAAATACAAAGTAGAATAATAGTTTTATTAATACCTTTATTAATATCTTTATTACTACTTTTAGGATAACTTTAACGCTAACCACAACGGCAAAGCGTTTATTAAAGAGCCTAGTCCTATCATTATTGCTAGCCCTATTATAACGATGATCGCTGTTAGAATATTATCTTTCATATCATATTTCTTTTACGGGGGTGCTAAAGCAACCTCCAATTAAACATCAATTTTATAAACATCTCCATCATGACAATGTTCTACATGTATAAGAGATATGTTAACATCTTTAGTAATACTATCAAAACCTAGTTCTTTAAACACAATACTAGATTTAAAAAAAAGTCTACCATAATTATCTTTATGAGTATTATAACTTTTACTAACATCATTAGGATTATCAAGCATTACTATAAAATAAATAGTATCATTAAGTTGAGGTTCGTATCGTTTAACAAAAGCATAATGTTTTCTAAAAGATACTTCTCTACTAATAATACTATTTCGTTCACAATGATACCAAGTTTTATGTTTATCTACTTTTACATTTATTTCATCATAAGCTACAAGATTCATTTTTGTTGTATTTTAATACCTTTAGCATGGAAAGGTACTTCTTTAACTCCAGACCTTTCTCTATATTCAACTAGCATAAGTTTGCCAATATAAGCTTCTTTATCATTAAGATATTTTTCTTGAACATTTTGAGGTTCATTTATAGTACATTCAAAAAGTTCATCATTAATATCATTAAGACAAATAAATTTAGGAAGATGTACTCTTTTACCTTCAGGAACAATATCTACAATTTCAAATAGCCCATCTTCTTTCTTTTTAAACTTATACATAGCCTTAACAGTTCTTTTACCAAAAGCATATTCAGAATTAGGTATTCTAGTAATAAGACCTTCAAAACCTAGTTCAATAAACTTGTCACGAACAAATATAGCTTTATTAATATCTGTAATTGTAACATTAGGTAAAAGTAAAAATTGAGTAGTATTATTAAGATGTTCTTCTTTACTAATAAAGTAAGTAGGGTTAAGATGATCTTGTAAAAGTAAATGTCTATCACTTACTTTCATAGTATCAATACAAACATCATAACACCAATATTGAAGAAGATAATGTTGTTTAGTAGCAGGATTTTTAACAAACGAATTAATATCATTTACAGAATATCCTGGAAGATATATTTCTCCATCTAATCCAATACCTTCTTCAACCATCATATCAAGAAGTTCTCCAGATATTTTAGAAATAATTATTTCATCAAGATGATTAAGATTCCATCTAATACCTTCTCTAGAAGTATAGATAAGTTTAATAGGATTAAACATATCACCTTGATTACGTTCTGCTCTAATAATACATCTAAGACCGTTAATCTTCCATTGTCCAAACATACAACCATACTTTTCAAAAGGTTTATTATCTTCTAATGTTTTAGCTAACATAGGAAGAATAAAACCATCTGCTGTTGTATTAAACTTAGGAAGATAAGTATCAAGATATTTAAGTTTTTCAACTAGAGTAAAACTATTACCATCAACTGGAGAATTATCATAAAGATCTTCAATACTTTTATATCCAGCTTTTCTTTTAGCTGCTATTCTAGAAGCTATTTCAGCATCAAGATTTCTATTAGTAAGAACATGATCTTGATGTAAGGTTTTACCTAAAGCTCCATAAAGAATTACAGCATTAGTTTCACTAAGTTTGTCAATACTCCAAACAGAAATATTGTCATTAGCATTTCTTTTATAAAGTTCTATCATCATGTAGGTTTAACTTTAAAATTAAGTTTATCTATTTTTGCAACTTTAGCTTTAAGTTTTCTTTCAGCAGCAGTTTCTTTACTAAGACCTGTTATAACAGGATCTTTACTTTTACGAACTCTTTTAGCTTTAGTTTTATCACCTTTATCATAATTATTTTGATAATCTTTTTTAGTATATTTCTTGGAAGTGTACCAAACATTAGGATAATTAACTTCAAATTCAATATTACTATTATGAACTTCAATTAATCTTTTGTATAAATTAAATTTATTATCTTCATCTACAATATTATCTAGAAACCAAACTATTTCAGTAATAGTTTTATGATACATAAAATCAATAGTTTGTACAAGTCTAAATTTACCATCTTTAGTGTATCTAGTACAATCTATAAGTTTAATGTATTTATTAAAAGTTTCTTCAACACCTATTGTATCATATTCTTTTTTAATAAAAGAAAAAGCCTCATCTTCAAAAGTTAGAAGATAAGGCTTAAGTACATCTTTAATATGTTCTATGTTTACCATGTTTATCTAGAAAAATAACACATCTTTTAGGTTTACCAATGCAACCATGAACCCATTGCGCAATAGTTGCATTATCAAATGTTTCTGTATATATAGGAGCAGATTTTATAGTTTTAGCATAAGCACAATGTTTATCATAATTATAATATGCTGGTAGATAACAAGGTTTAGTATTTTCAAATTGCCATTCAAAATCACAAAATTCATCTAAATCTGTACTACTATTAGAAAAATCAATTTCTCCATAACAATAAACATCTTTGTAATTAACAGTATAAATAATATCATCTTTTCTAAGTTCAATAGATTGTTTATTATCTAAAGCTAGTTCTTGTTCTTCTGTAATTCCAGCAAGATTTATAGAAGCTTTTCGAACTTTATTAGAATGAGTTACAATACTCATACATTCTCTATAAACAGGAAGTTTAATCTCTATCATAATAATTATATTTTATATCAATATATGTTTTAGTTTCATGTATAAAACGTAATACATCATCATGTGTATAACTTTCACAAAGTTCAGCAAAATCTTTACAATCATAATCATAAAGACCTAATTCTCCACGAGTTATAAACATATAAGGTATATTATATATTTCTTGCATAAATCTAGCACCTTCTCTACCAGTTCTATCAAAATCTAATAAACTAAATATTTGACCATGTTCAGCAAGTTTATTACTAAGCCAATCATATTCTTTTTGTTTAAGTTTATAATTTTCACTAGGTAGATTTACAAGTCCAATTTTAGGTTGGACATTAGCCCCCCCGTAAAAGGAATGTATGCAATTCAACTTACAACCAATAGCTAAACGGTCTTTTGTACTCTTAGTTATAATAATATAATCATAATCATCAAGTTCTAGATTATAAAGACCTTCTAAAACATTACAATTAGTTATAAATTTAGAACTATCAGCAGTACCATGTCGTTTACGAAAAGGAAAATATAGTTTAATTAATGTAATACCTGCTCTATTTTGACCTATAATATACCCATAACATGGGTCTTTAGGTTTATAATAGTATTTAGGTTTAGTATCAACACCTCTATTAATATAATATTGGTCTACGGGTACTACAAAATGTGTATTTAAATAATTTAAATCAATACCCCATTTACTCCAAAGTTCTTTATCTTGTTTATTCCAACTTCTAGGAACTATTTCAATAATAGCTTTACTATTCTTTACTTTTTTAATAGTATTATGTAGAAGAATTTTTATATTAGGGTCAGATTCTTTACCATCAATCAATTCACTAAATGTTGTAGCAATATGCTTAAGTATAAAATAAAAGTCTTCTTTTTTATTAGTTTCAATTTTACGATTATATGCTAAACTAAGTACATAAGCAACAGTACCATAAACATCTTCAAAAAACCCAAAACCACCAAAATCTCTAACTTTTAGTTTACCTTTTGCATTATATTGTATGCCCATACTTTTATTGACATCATCATCTCTAAATACAGATGTTATTAAATGATTATGTTCAATACAATCATTAACTGTTTCTAAAGGTATATCTAAATATTTAGATATGATAAGTTCTTGAGAAATCTTACTTTCTATATAGTCTTTAGTTAGACTACTAGTATTAGGATTACGTAGCATAACAATAAAAAAATAGGTGTGCTGAATTGCTTCAACACACCTTAGAACATTCAATCAATTAGTTTGTTTAAAATATTAAAAAGGCATATCTTCACCTGCTGCTGCATAAGCACCATTATCCATAGGGGATTGACTTGCTCCCATTACAGAACCTGCCATAACACCACCCATAGCTGGAATACCAACACTAGGCTTTTTATTAACCTCTTTAGGAGTAATACTTTCTTTGCTTAAATCAACTCTAAGAATAGTAGGAGGATTGTTGCCTTTTTGAATTTCAATTACACCATTTCCGATAAAACCATCAAAGGCCAAATCTCCATTCTGTACAACATTCTTCCATTCACCTTTAACTTTCTTATGACGTAGAAGTTTCATCCAAAGATTTATAAACTTACCATCAGCAGCCTTATAACAAGGTTTAGCTGTTTCGCCATCAGCAAGATTAAACGTACCATTCAACATAGCACATGTTGCAGTAAAGATAGAACCATAAGCAGCAAGAACTTCTTCAGGATCTACAGCAACATAATTACCATCATCATCAGTATCATCGAAAGCAAGACTTAAAGCTTCTTCTTCTTGAGCTGTCAATTCACATCCACGTAGATAAAGAATATCAAGAATATGCTTAATCCAATTAAGAACGTTATTTACACGCCATTCTTCGTTACCACCAATAATAGTATCTACATTACTAGGAATAGGGAACAAAGTTTGATACAAATGACGTTGTTCGTTAGCATTAGTGTGATTACTAGCAAAATGAAGTGTAAGACGAGGAACTTTCAAACCTGCAAAAGCTGTATTTTCAGCATTTACAGACCAATCAACTTTAACTTCTTGAAGATGACCAATAAACAAATTGTTAACAGCAGCATCTTTCTCATTAAATCGAAGTTGAGCAACAGCTTGAGTTTCATTACTTACACCTCTACGTTTTTTCTTCATTGCAACACTTTGTGCACCTTGTGCTGCAGCTTTCATTTCTGTTTTAGACATAACTTAATTAAGTTTATTAAAAATAATAGATAAAATAAATGGGAGGTTACTATTAAAGTCACCTCCCATTGTAGAATAATCTAAATGGATAAACGTTTATTATTCTTCTCCACGACGTACAGGAGCAGCATCCTCTACAAATTCAATAGGATAAGCCATAACGTCTACAATCTGATAACCATTAGAGAATTGAACCTTAGTAGCTTCATCAAGATTAACCTTAAACACACGATTAACTTTAGTCTTATCATCGTCTGCAAGGTCAGCCTTAAGAGCATTCCAAATAGCAGTATCAGTAAAGCCAAGCTGACAACCTACACCCGTAGCATTAGACGTAGTAGCAGTTTTAGAACCACTATGAACATGATATTTAGGAGATTCAATGTCATCTACTGTAATAAGAGCTATAAGTTCTTCATCAGTAGCGTTTTCGTCACCAGCACGTTCTACAAGTGCTTCACGATTGTTAGCAAGAATTTCAGCCTTATGTTTTTCAATAAATGCCAACTTCTCATCTTTCGTGAAACGTTGTGCAGCAAGAATAGGATTGCCCTTATCATCATAAGTAGCTTCGCCCTTAGCAATAAACCATTGAGTAAATTCCTTAAGAACTGCTTCTTGTCCCTCGCGAGTATCAAGGTCAAGTCCTTTTTCGTTAGCAAATTCTACCAAGTCTTCTAGACGTTGTGCAATAGCATTCTCAATACTAGTGATGTTATTGAAGAACATAATATTCTGACCAACAGCAACATCCAATGCTTTAGATACAGGACCTGTAGCTGTAAACTTACCTGCTGTAGAATTAGCAATAAGTTGTGGCATAGCGTTCAATACTGCGCTTTTCTGACCTGCAATTACTGCTTGCACTCCGAATTGTACTTTGTTACCTAGTTTCATAACAATTTGTTTTTTAAATGAATAATAATTAATTAATTAAATATATAGTATAATACTATGTTTATAAGTTGTTTGACCTTTAAGTAGAAGTTATAATACTTCTTCTACTTCTGTATAATCATTAGGGTCAAGGTCAGCATCCATTGTGATTTTAAGTTCTCCGCTTTCCATAACACCCATTAGAGTGTCAGATGCTATATCTCTAGCACCATAAGTAAAAGCACGATGTCCTATAAGAATACGAGCATATTTAGTATAAGTATCTTTTTTAAAGAAATCAGCAACTTGTGCTTCACTATAACTAAAATGACTTGTACAAGTAACTTCACGTTCAATTCCGTTTATTACTTTATATCTCGTAAACTTATATTCAGTCACATAATCGACAGGTTGTGCAGGTATTCGTATAATAGGAAAACTACCTTCATTTGCAAGTTTTAAAGCATGTGTTTTATTAATAGCATGTACACATTTATCTGAAACTTGAAATTCATTATAGATATTTCCTTTTAGGTCTTGAAACCATTGTACAGGATATACTCCAACAGAACCATTTTTTGTAGCATCAATAGCTTCTTTAGCAGTACGACATTTAACACAATAATCTGGAAGTTGTGTTTCAATATAAATAGTATTGCCGTCAGTATATTGATACTGAGGAGCATAATCTTTAGTACATTCCCAAACTACTCCTGCCCTCGACAATAGTGCCTTTACAATATGAATATCAACACCTGTTTTACCATTAATAACATGGATATGTTCAACACAAGTTGAAAAAGGAAGTTGCATATCTTGAGCACGAGTAAGAATAGCTAAACCATCAGAAACACTCTTAATACCTCCTTTATCACTAGCCATATACTTCTTTAGAAATACTTCTGCTTGAGCAAGTTGTTTTTCATCAAGAAGATTTAGAACACGTAAACCAGCGTTTGGTTCATTATGTCTTGTAGTCAATGTACGACTACTACCACTTTGAACTATTTCATTTTCTTGTTTATCCATTAAATCAAAGAGCTTCTGTTATTTGATAATGCAAATATACGAAGATTAGTTTAATCATCAACTATAAAACCTGAAAAATTATCAGTTGTATCACAACTATTAACATTTTTAACAATAGTATGATTATCACTTACTTCTTTATTAGAGAGTTGTTTTTCCTCAAAGCTATTATTTATATATAAGGTACAAAGTTTTAAGCTAGGAGGCCATAAAACCTTATCGAGCCTATATAGATAAGCCTTGATATCTAAACATTGTGGAGAGGAAATTAAAATGTGGTCTATTTTTATATTAAGTTCTTTATCTGGCATATTATTAGCAGAAAGAACATTAATAAGACCTTCATTAAAACGTTTTACATTAATTGTTTTTTGTGATTGACTAGCATGAAATTTTCTTTCACCTTTATTCTTTCCACTTTTAATAAATATAGGATTTCCATAAACATCACTAGCAGGAATAGGTTCAAGATTATCATGATAATCTCCACAAATAGTAGTTTCAGAAAGATTATTAATATAATCTGTAACTTCTTTAGCAAAACTACCTCGTTTATTAATAATTAATATCTTTTCATCTTTATGTTCTTTTATAAAATTATATATAACTTCAAGTTTAGCTTTATTGTCTGATAGAAGTCGACTTCTAAGTCGAATCATTTCATAAGTATTAAACGCTCTATCTCTAATACTTATAGGATTATAAAGTTCATCAATTTGTTGATTATATGAAATACTCATATCAAGATGTTCATCCCAACCATTATCTCTAGCAATACTATTACATATTTGTAAAGGAGATATATTTAGTGCTTGATTACCTTTATAAGCTTCTTGAAATTTATCAAAACTACCAAATATATTAAGACTAGTAGTAATATACGAATCATAATATTTTAGAAGTTTACTATCTTCACTATCTTCATCTAATGCTATACCAACTCTAGTTTCTTCTACGGGGGTGCTAGTGCGAACCGCTTGTAAAGATTCATATTGAAAACTTTGTAGAATAGGACAAAGTTTATAAAGTTTAGCAGTATCTTCAGAAGTAGATAGAAGATTATTTATAACACAAAATTTAAACTTAGTTTTTTCAAATACATAAGAAACTTTATCATTCATAGTACTAGGTTTATATAAAACACATAGCATAGGAATATTATAAAGTTTAATTGTATCTAAATAACTAGAAGTAAAAACAACAATGCGTTTATTGTCTAACAAACGTTTAAATTCAGCATTATTTTCATCATCATTTTCTTGATGAGTTATAAACTCTACTAAATCAGTACGTTCATTAAACGTTTCAACAATAATTAAAGTATTAATTGTAGGTGATTTTTGATATATTCTTTGAAGAATACCTAAAACAAATACTTTATCATTTATAGTATTAGGAACAAAAGCTGTTCCAACACCTTTATTAAGACGCCATTCTTCTATAGCATCTTCTATTAATTTTCCAACATCTTCAATCTTTGTCATTCATCTTCATCAAATAAAGTTTGAAAATTAAAACCAAGTTGTTTAAGAACAACTTTACCACTTTTAGTTCCATGTTTAGCATCACCTTTTAAATTAGGTGAAACTCCATGTTTTATAGGAGCAATTATTTTATATGCTTCTTCATAATAATATTTATAATCAATATTTCTTTCAGAAATATCTTTATCATCAAGAGTATTAAGTAATTGAACAGCTTTACCTGAAGCAAGTCTTTGTCTAGCTTTAGTATGAACTTGTTCTTTTTGAATAATTACACCTTTTGTAGAAACATAAAATCTAATATGTCTTTGACTTCTAATAGTTTTAATTATACCATTTTCAACAATATCATAAACAACATCAAATTGTCTACCAACATTTTGAGTTTTACAAAAGTCTAATATGTCTTTATGTTCTCTAAGAGTTTCCATTACAGGTTTATCATATTCAAAGTAATTAAAAACTGCTAAAGCAACAATAGGCATATCATAACCTTTTTTCAAATCTTTAAGATATTGTTTAGGATCAAGTGCACCTTTAAATTCTATCTTTCCGTTTTCTTGCACATCATAATAATTATTTACATCTCTAGCAACAACATGTTTGTACCTTTCGCCGTCAGCATCCATTTTATTAGTAGCATTCCATTCTTCAGTTATTTGTTTAAAAGCTTCTTCTTTATCTCTTGGAAGTTTAATAACAATACCATCAGTATTAGCACTAACAACATGAATACCTTCAAGTTCTAAAGCTTCAACTAAAGTCATTGTCATAAGTTGACCATTAATAGTAACTTTCATTTGAGCAAGTCTATCATAAAGAAAGAACAACTCACTTCCAAGTTTACCATAAATACTATTAATAACAATCTTTAAAGCTTCAGCTGCTACGTTGTTAGGTACTCCATCTATAGCATAAGGATCATCATCTTTAGCATGTTTGCATTTAACACGAGTTTCTTTAAGATAATCAACCATCTTAATAAATACTTTTTCATTAAGATGTTTTGGTGCTATATTATAACTAATCATTATACTAGGATAATAACTAGTATAGTCATGATGAATATATACATACTTATCATTACTAGTTAAAACTCTAGGAGGATCTTGACTATGAATACCTCCAGTAGCAAGAGTATAAGTAGTACCATAAAATTTAACAGTTCTATTAAAACTATCTTTATTAGTTCTATATATAACTATTTTCTTCATTTCTTCAAGTAAATCTTGAAGTTGTTTAGTTTTAAACTGAATATGAGGAAAAATAATTTTATTAAAACTAAGTCTAGTTCTTTCAGTACGTTGTTTAAGAAACTTATCTTTAGTAAGACCTGACATCTTACTATAAAAATGTACTACAAGTTTATCAGCAATATTAGCTCTAGCACTACATAGAACATTAACTTTAAAAGCATTTGTAATGCTATAACGAAGTTTTACTTCATCAGGTTTTTGTCTAACCATTTCACAACAAAGAAAAACATCATTCTTATTGTAATGTAGCATTTGTTCTACATATTTAGGTAAAACATATCTATCAAAATCATTTACAATAAGAGAATTAAGTTCTTCAACAGATAGTCCTTTATAATGATCTTGTTTATTCCAATAAAGATTTTTTTCTTCATCATCTATAAGGGGTAATTTAAAATCAAGAAGTTCATGCCATTTAAGATTGATAGAAGTTTGTTTAAGACTTTTACCAAACTTAACTCTTTCACCTGTATTACTATCAACATTAACGCCTGCTGAATGCAAACCGTAAACTCTTTGTAGATCAACAGTTGCATAAGGTAAACGATAATTTCTTACAAGTTCTATAGTTTTATCTGCGTAATAAACATCTTTATCATCTTGTAGGCTAATAATTTTTTTACTAAAATCATACAACCATTTAATTAATTGTTTAGTAGTATCATGACGATTAAATTGCATCATAAAACCTCTAATCATCATATCATCATATCCTTGATTATTAAAACCATATAAATCAGTTCTAACAGGAATCTGATAAACTTCACCTTCATCACTTACTTTAGTAATATAATGAGGTTCCATTTTATTAACATAAGATACAAGTTCTAAAAGTTGATCATCATTAGTATCTGATATATAAAATACATTAGACTTAACTTTATCAAGACGTTCTCTAATTTCTTTAACACTTAATACTTCAGTTAAAGCAAGAGGTTTTCCATCATTAACACAATCTTTAAATACATTAAGATAATCAGTTAAATCTATAAAAGTTACACTAAATAGATTAGGAAATATCTCAACGTCCATAGCTTTACTAATAATCATAATATTATCTTAAATTAGTTGATAACCGCTATAGTCTTCATAAACACTAGAATTAATAAATTTAATAAGATTATCTATAAATTCATTATATTTATCATCATCTATATATTTAATAAAAGGGCTATAATTAGAATAATAAAATCTATTATTACTAGATACAACAATTTTATCTTTTAGTTCATTAATGCTTCTATGAAGAAAACGATTAACTGTTATACCACAAAGCATAATATGTTTAAAATTATAAGTAATAAAATCTTGTTTAAGGTATTGACTACAATTACTTATAATATCATCATTAATTTCACATGCAATATCTTCATTACATCGAAGTAAAGGAAGAATGTAAGGTTGTTCTAGCCCCCCCGTAAAAGGAATGTGTTGAGTTATAATATCAACTTGTTTGCTAAAACTTAAATCTTTATTTTTATAAGCATCATAATCTACATTAGGAATAAGTATAAGTTTACCATTATAAGGATTACCTACTCCTTGTAGATTATGACACTTAGTATTGAACAACCTTAAAGGACATTGTTCACAATAGTTCATCGAATAGCTGCAAGCAATTGTTTATTAGACTTAGTACCTGCATGTCTACCAATATTATGAATTTTAGCTTGTCTTATATGCTCTTTATGAGCAATTTCGTCAGCCGTATATTCGTGTTTATAACTACCAAAATCAGTAGTCTTAATCCAATCACTACTTGTACCATTACCTACAAAACCATTAATAACTTTTCTTTTATTACGGGAATTAGCATTATACGAAAATTTAATTTTAGCCATATCTTTAATAATTTAAATCTTAACCTTTTTAATAGTAACAAAACTAAGTTCTCCACTATAACCTCTTTTACGAAGTTCAACTATAAGTTCACGAGAAATAAATTTACTTAATTCAGAATTAGATTCTTTATCAGTATCTTTATTTCTACAATTATCACAAACATGCGATCTTTTATTTACACTTCCAGAATATTTTTTAAACATATTTATAGGAAGAATGTCACCACAACACTTACATGTTCTAGTTTCAGTAGTTGCAGGTTCTTCTATAACAACATTATCATAAGATAAATCTTTCATTGTCCGAATTTTAAATACAATTTGTTTTTACATCTACTACAAGCAACATAAAGTCTACGATTTATTTCTTCAGCATCAGTATAAGGATGACTGAATTTATCATAAACAATATCATTAACATCTACAAGAGCTGTGTCATAAGTAGAACCTTGTGATTTATGAGAAGTAACTGCAAAACCATAATCAAGATCTCTACTAAACATAATCTTACCTGTATTGTCGAGAATATTTGTAAGTAGTAAACAACTCTCTTTAAATTCAAAGTATTCTTTCCATCGTTGAGATCTAGTAATAGGACGAGCAACTTTAGCATTATGAATTAAATTATTACTAATATTAATATACTGAAGTACACTAGTTCTATCTTTATGGTCTACGACAAATAAAGGAGTTGTTGATTGGCCACCATGAATAGCAATAAAACGAATCATAAAACCTTTGATATTATACTTCGGATGTGTATAATTTACAATATCTTTTATAATATATTCTTCAGAGTTTTTAATAATCGTATCATTAAACTTATCCACAAGTGTCACATAAGAAATAATCAAATCGTTTTTAGTAATAACTGATTTATCAGCATCACTAATAATACTTTCACGAACAATTTTATTCCAAGAAGAAACACAATTATTAGTATAAGCAACAATTTTAACAAAGTCCACATTATTAGTAATATGGTCATCATTAAAATTATTATAAACTATTTGATTAAACTCTTGTTCATTACAAACTTGAAATCCTTTTATATTATCATTATCAAATGCAACTTTATTCTTACTAATATAATTAAGAAAAGAAAAAGTCTTATGTTTGATATCATATCTAAGTAATTCTAGAAGATATTTTATAGGATTATCTTCTTCTTGACGAACAATTTGTTTTAAAGTATAAAGTTTAATACCAATAAAAGCTGCACTTTTCTTTTCATTCACAGGACTTAATTGACTATTATCTCCAACATATATCAGTTTACAGCCATTAGTTTTACATGTACGCTCAAGAAAAATACAAAGACCTCTAGGTATCATAGAAGCTTCATCAATAATATAAAGTTTATATTCTCCAATTTTAATACGACCTTTAGGGTCAAAAGGAGGATTATTAATATCAAATTTTTCAGCATCAAAATTAATTTTAAGACCTAAGTCAGATTGAAGTGTATTAACATTCACTCCATTAATTCTAATACTTTCACTCATAACTCTACAAGCCTTATGTGTAGGAGCAGAGCATCCTATAGCATGATAACTCATACCACAATTTTTAATAAGAGCTTTTAGAAGATAAGTTTTACCTGTGCCAGCAGCACCACTTAAAGCTCTTTTAAAATCATTAGGATTAAAATCAGTATTAATAAACTTTATAAGGTCATCATAAGCTTTACTTTGATCATTTGTTAAACCTAAAAGGCTAACAGCATCTTTGCCGTTAGCCTTACTTATTGTTATATCCATCTTATTACATTATCTGCTATCATCAAGTTCTGGATGTGGTACTTCATAATCGTAACCTTCAGGAGTAAGAGCGTCTTTAAGATGGAATTTAAGTTGACCATCTTGTCTAACAACCCAACCTGAATGAACCCATTTTTCACAAACAGAAGTAAACTTTTCATCAATATTAGGAAAGTTTACAGCTTGACTATAATTTCTAATACGACATTCATATCCATGTTCTCCTTTTACTTTAGAAAATATCTTTTCTCTACCTTTAAGATTATAACTTTCTCTAGTTAGAGGAAGAACTAATAAAGCTTCATTAATTCTTTCATTATTTTCTTCAGCATAAGCATTAAGTTCAAAAGTAGGAACTCGCATAATAAATTCGCCATTTTCATCTTTATGACAAATACCAACACAAATTCTACTTAACTTAATTATAGGAGATTGAGGTTTAATATGATAGCGTTTAATAGATTTAACAGGTTTAATTACAACAGTAAACCCAATATTAACACCAACCATATTTATTTCTTTTTAATTTTAGTTTTATCAGTAAGCTTTGGAGCTTTCTTTTCTTTCTTAATCTGACGAACATTTTGTTTATCTTCATCAGAACCTTTATAAGCAGTAACTACTTTATTACCTGCATTAAGAACTCTCCAACCTTTTTTAATAAGAAAATCAAGCATACCAAGACGCTTAATTCCAAGAGAACTTTTACTAACAGTTATAGTCTTTTCTACAAAGTTAATAAAAGCAACTTTCTTAAGACTTCTCAAGTCTTTCTCTTCATCATGATGTTTCATTTTACAAGAACCTTTTTAATAATTAATATAAATATAATGTTTAATATAAACTTGAGGAATATCCTCAATAGTGGATAGAATGTTATCGAAAACATATAGCCTAAAATAATAAAGTTTATTACTTTTACTACTTTTATTACTTTTACTATTTCTATCCTAAATAAGTTTGACACTAGCCCCCCTGTAAAAAGGATGAGCAATATTAATACTATTAATTTAATATACTTCAATAGTAACACAATACGTACTACTTATTCTTTCGTGTACAATTTTAATAACAACACCTACTATGCTATTAGGTGTGTTATAAAGATTAACACATTCTCCAATACGAGGTAGATAATCTAGTTTATCATATTTTATAACTTCGTTTGTACGAAGATGTTTAAACTTAATCATATATAATATTTTATTTTGCGATTTAAGCCACTTAAATTTAAAATTGGATGACTTAATTAAGTTAGTAATAATAATTGATTGTGGGCAATTCTAGCTATGAAATATCAAATTATATTCATATCTGAATACTCCATGCTAGCTAATTCCATATCCGCCCAACATTCTTCAACATATTGTCGAGCATCAGCTTCATTATCAAATTCAATACTATCTTTATTCATACTATCTTAATCAATTAAATATGGATCTTTAAGACTATCAACAACATTCTTATAATTCCAATTCATGACTTTAATATCTTCAATAGAATGCTTGATATTAGCATTAGCAAAATCATCAAAACATTCTTCACATTGAATTTCATCAAGCATAGGATTATATAAAATGTTATCTTTAATAACATTATTACATGTTTGACAAACACAAACATGATCTTTAGTATATTTCCTAGTAAAATTATATTCTACAGGAGTAAGTTCATAATAAGGTAATTTAATACCTTTAATATCATTTTCAATAACACGTATCATAATAATTTGAATTAACATAAAAAATGCTTACCACTTTCACAAGCAGTAAGCATTACGGATACATTCATAACATTATTTAAATGGCTTATGACAATATTAAACTTAACATCATCATTAAAGTCAATGTGAAAATAATAATTTTATATCTTTTGACCACCTTTTTAATACGTTGTTTATTATAATTAGCAATCCGAAGTTTATAAGTAACTTGAATATTTTTTCTAATTTCTTCTTCATGTTGATTCTTAATATACTTTAGATCACTTTTTGCTTTATTTAAATATCTATCATTATTAAGAATAATTTGAATCAAAGCTTCTTTATCTTTTTTATGAAGCTTCTCAATTCTATTTACAATTTTATTATGTCTACTCATATCTATTATACGTTTATTCCCATTGAATATCATAAGTATCTTCTTCTGTATCTAGCATTTTTTCACCATACAGATCATATTCATCAATATCATGACTAATACAATAGTCATCCATTGGAATACTTACTTCATCAAACATATCTTCATTATGAAGATTATTATCAGATACATTCATAATAACAATTTTATGTGTAAACTTTAATCTAATTATATTTTCAATATTAAGATAAACAAGACCTATAGTAATAATAATAGTCATATATGGACGATTACTTCTAAACCCAAATAAAAAACTAAAATTAAACCATGAAAAACAATTACCTAAATCTTTAACAAGACTATAAATACTATCACTAGTAATATTACTACCTAGTATCTTGTTTATCATTAATACAAATATAAGTATATTATATCACACATTCCTTTTACGGGGGGGCTATAGTCCTACTTTTTATACATTTTTAATAAGTCGACCTAGTCTAATGCAAGTAATGTAGGATAACCTATAGCATCATTAGCTTTAAAATACTTTAGAGCAAGTCCTAGAGCTTTAATATAGCCACTAGTAAAAATGTTTACTTGACGAACATTATCGTCTTTAACGCTACTTTGAAATACAAATAGTTTCATAATCATGTTGAATTTAATTGTTAATACTAAATGCAGACTATTTAAAATCTACATCATTATCTATAACTTTAAGTCTTCTATTAGTAAGACTATCAAGTTTAAATTTACTTTCTAAATAGTTACTATCAGTAGGAGTAAGAAGAATTTCTCCATCTTCACCTACATTAAGACTATCAAGAACAATCTCAACGTTATTATAATACTCACGATAAGCTTTAAGTTCTTGATATTGTCTATCTATAGTATTATTAGCAGCTTGAATACAATAGCCACATATTATTAATAATACTATTACAGCAAATAATATAATATCTTTTGCTGTTGGAACTTTAAATGTTGACATAGTTAATAATAAATTTAATAATAAAGTTAATAATGATACTGATGTTGAATTAATTATTGAATTAGAAGTAATTATAGAAGTTCATAGTTATCTAACTCTTAATACTCTTGATATTCAATACATACATAATACAAATAATTAAAGTCTTGAAAGACTTTATTCTACTTCTACTGAAATGCCTGTCAATGCTATTTGTATAAGTAACAATTAAGATAGTAAATAAGATAATAAATAAAATGAACTTCTAATAATTACTCTAATTCTTCACAACTAAAATTCAACAACAATTGTTTGTTATATTGTAATTAATATTGAATATAGTATTCAATATTGATAATTATAATGTTTAACCAAATATTCAATCAAATCTTCGATTTAATCTTCAATTTAATATTCAACTTGATATTCAACTTAATATTCTATAAAACTTAAACAAAATCATAACATAAATGATGCTGTAGATGATAAATGAATTCAAAATCATTATAATACACCTAATAACGATTTATATTTAAGATATTGAAAATCATAGTATTGAAAGGTCTGGAAGACTTAACAGAAATAAGATTTGGTTTATAATTACAAGAAGTAGTACAAAAAGTATTATAATTATACATAAATCATATAATGAAAATGTGATTATAGTATTAAAGATACTCTTCGAGTAAATGATGAAAATAATAATGAAATTAAAGGTAAAGAAGAAGGTGTTTTAGAAGATGTTCTAAGAAGTAAAGGATGTGAAGATGAAATAGAAGATGAAATGAAAGGTGAGAAAAAGAGTGAAGGTAAAGGTGAAAATAGGTAGTAAGAGAAAGAGAAAGAGATGATGACAGGAAAGAAAAGAATGAATAGAGGAAATAGTGTGAATGAGAGTGAAAGAAGTGAAAGAAGTGTTAAGACAATGCCCAAAGCTTATCCTCAAGCACATCTTCATCCAACTATTCCCCTCCCTGAACCTACTCCTCAACCTAT